TTTTTTTAATTAAAAAAAGTTTTAATAATAAAAAAATATCCCCCCAAGTTTCTAACTTTTTTATTCAAATTCGAAGAAGTTGAATAACAAAATTGTAACTTTGTTCTTTGATTCGAAGAATCAAAGAAAAAGTTTTTAGTTGATAAAAAGCAATAATAACTTTGATTTATTTTGAATAAAGTAAAGACTAAAAACTTGTCAAAGTTACAAAAAATTTTTGAAAAAAACAAGTTTTTTTATATAGGACCACAAAAAAAAATTATCCATTTTTTTCCTGATTAAATTTTCTAATTGCAATTTTAGCACTATATATTTTTTCAAATAATTTAGACCCATCAATTTCTAATGTTATGTTATTATTTAATGATATATTTTTATCTGCAAATTCAACTTTTATTGGTTCTTTTAATAATTTTGATAATTGGCCTAATGCACTATTACTTTTAACATTAACATTTGATATTGATTCTATTATTTGCAGAATTTCTTTGTAATCTTCTTTATTTCCAGATAATACTGCATTTATTGATTTAAAAGCGTCGCCAACTTTCATAATACCTTCAGCATTTTTTGATATTCTATTTAATGCAAATGATAATGCTAATGCTTGCGGTAATATAAAACCAGCAACTGCAAATGAAGCAACCATAGAACCAATACCTAACGATACCTTCATAAAATCATCACCAACACCTTTAATGTTTTTAAACATTTTAGCAAGTCCTTCACTCATATAACCAATACCAGCAGCAGCAATACCAATACCAGAACCCACCATTAATGCAGCAGCACCAAATGCTAATAAACCTAATGATGATGCTTCACTTGCCTTTCCTAATATCGTAATTGCAAGTGCTGCACCCGTACCGACGGTTACGAACAATCCAAGCGCATAAACTATATCAAGTAATAATTTTGCTTTATCTTCACTTAATTTAGATAATGAATCTGCAAGTGCACCAATTCCTGCAGCAGCAGCACCAATACCAGCACCAATACCTAATGCAGCAGCACCAATACCAGCACCAGTGCCTAAATTTTTAAATCCTTGTTCTTTCAAACTTCCTGTTAATTGACCAGTATTTCCAATATTAGGTGATACGCTTGGTGTTTCTATATTTTTTTTACTTTTAAAAATATTAAGCAAATTAGATTTTGATTTATATTCACCTTTTCCACCAAAAAAAGAATCTGAATTTACATAATTATCTATCGCCTTTTTAAACATGTTAGAGGCTTTAGATAGTAATACAGAACTAGTACCTAATGCTAATAATGCTATTGTTAAGCCACCCCAACCACTTTTTGCTAAATCTGCAAGGTAACTTAATGGTTTTAATAAAACAGTATTAATTGCTTTTAATAATGGCAATAAAGCAGATTTAAGCATATCTATTGTTGATTTTAATGTTTCATTAAATGTCATTGCTTCTTTTGCTCTTTTTTCTAGAGTTGCTTGTTCCGATGCAAAAGATTTTGCTTGTTCTTTTGTTAAATCACTAATATTTTTCATTTGTCCTGCAATTTGAACCTGAAATTTACCTGTTTCTGAATTAAAAAATGCAGCACCTTTAATTAATTCCTTTTCTCTATCAGTCAAACCAGTTCCACCAAGTTCTTTTGTCATTTTATCCATGTCATAAGCCCTTAATGCCATTTCAGTCATTTCTTCTTTACTAATTCCCAATATTTTAGCAGCTTCGTTTAATCTGTCACGGTCAGCAGGACTTATAAATTTTTCAAAAGTACCATCACTATTTTTTCTTAGCGTAACTAATCCTTTTGTTAATCCAGCAATTTTTTCTTGTAATTTTGCGGGGTCATTACGTGCAAAATATAATGTTTCAAACATATCAAGTTTAGCAAATTCTCCGCCCATAACTTGTAATTTAGCAACCATATCAATAGCACCCTCAAGGGTTCTTGCAGTTTCAGCAGAATTTAATGCGCTATCAATTGCAATTTTCATTTTTTGTGAGTATTCTGCCATTTGCGCAAATCCCTTAACACCTTGTTGAAAATTATAAGTTTGTAATTTTTTAAAATTATTTGAAACATCTTTTAATAATTTAGTGGCATTAATACCCATATTTTCAGAAGATTTTACAACATTTTGAACATAATTCATAGATGTTTTCACATCAACACCCATTAGTTCAAATTGTGAACTTAATTTAGTTGCGTTTTCAATACCAAGTCCAGTTCCTTTAGCAATTAATGTTATATCATTTACCATTTGACTTGTTAAAACACGAGACCTTTCAGTTTCATCTGCAAATCCTTCCATTATTTTTTGAATTTCAGCAAGGTCACCACCAAATCTAGCAACAAAAATAGCACTTTTTTCAAAAGATGCTCTCATTAAATCTGCTTTAGCACCACTCATACCTAAATTAAGTATTGTGGTTTTTATTATTTTATCATTTAATTGTAGATACTTCCATAATTCAACGACAGAATCTTTTAATTTTTTTGCTAATTCAACATTTTTTTCTCTTTTTTTTCTTTCTTCTTCTAATTGTTCATTAATTCTTTTTTGAATTTCAGTAAGTTCTTTTAAATTTTTTTTATCATTAGCAATACTATTTTCAATTTCTTTTAGAGTTTTCTTTTCGGATTCATTTAATTTATTATATTCTTGTTTAAGTATATTAATTCTTTGTAATTTTTCAGCAATGGATTCTTGAATTAATAATATTTTATCTTCAACACCACGTGTTTCATCTATTGCTTTTTTATAATTATTTTGTAAATTAATTAATTCTTTTAATGTTTCATTATTTAATTTATCTGCCATAATATTAAAATATTTATATATAAATACAAAAGACTAAGAAATTAACTATTACAGTTTTTATCTTAGTCTTTTGTTATATTTGCTTTTTTCTTGTTCTTGTATTTTTTCTAATTCTTCGAATTCTTTTTGTAGTAAATGTAAATAAAATCTTCTACGATAAACTGGTATATTTTCAATATATTCTGAATTAAAATTTCCATGTTTTGTTAAAACATATATTTCTTCATTTATCATTTTTTTATATTCAGATGCTAAATCTTTGGGAAAAAAAAATCTAATCCAATAACTAAATTAGCGTTAAAAGTATAATTATCTTTAGTAGTAAATTCATATTCTAAATCAACATCAGGACTAACATCATTTATTTTTTTTCTAATTGCATATGCATCTAAAGCAGGCATTGCATCAACGAATTTATCAATATACAATCTATCAGAATTGCCATTTATTGAAAAAATGCTTGCTTTTAATTTCATTGTTGAATATTGATTATATTCTTCATTATATGCTTCTTGAATTGATTTTGCTTTTTTAAATAATATATTTTCTTCACCAGCAGTAAGCAATTTAAATTTAACTTCTTTTTTTCGCATAGGCAGCATTACTGAAAATAAACCATTTTCATCGGGAAATTCTTTTATTTCTTTATATTTTAATTTTGTTAAATCAACAACAGTTTTAAATGGTGTATTTGTTCTAGGGTCAATTACTTGAACAGTATATTCACGTCCATAACTAGATGATCTTAAAAAAAGAATAATTGCATTTCGGTCACCGGGTAATAAATCATCAGGATTAACACCCTGTGTTTTAATTTTCCTTTTAAGAAGAACATCAAGAACAGTACCGTTTTCTATTAATGATGGAGTTGTTAACATATCTTCATCTTTTGAAGTCATATATTCAACAGCAACTTCAGATAATTTATTTGAATAAAATAATCCCATAGATGGAAGTTTAACAATTTCATATGTTGTCATCAAATCGGGGTCAATTTCTTTATTCATTATATTTTGTATATCATTTGGTGAATAATAATTTGATTTTGGTATTTGATATGAATTTACTTTTGAAGCATTATCATTAGCAATTGGTGGATTTGTTAGATTGTTATCAGATTCATTAATTGATAAATTATTTAATTGTCTATTTTCTTTATATTTTTTTAATAACTCACTGATTTTTTCTTTATTAGATGCATTGTTATCTGTCATTTTTATAAAATTTTATATAATATTATTATTTTAAATATAAATACATAAAATTTTAAATTTTTATTCAAGATTTAAAATTATATTTCGTATTATTAGTTAAAATAATAATATAAATTAATATTATGGTTAAAGATAAATTTAAAGATATTAAAGAATATGAAAAATTAATATCAACAACAAATATTGATAATATTGGTGAAATTAAAAGTATTATTAGTAAATTAATACCAAACGATTTAAAAATAATAGCAAAAAATGAAAGCCAAAAAAATTTAATAAATTTAATAAAGAATAATGAAATAACAATTTGTTCAGGTCCTGCAGGAACAGGAAAAACATTTGTAGCATTAGCATTTGCATTAAATTTATTAAGAAAAACGACAAATAGATATAAAAAAATATATTTAGTTAAATCAGTTACAACATTAAAAGGTGAAGAAATTGGATATTTAAAAGGAGATTTAAAAGAAAAAATAGAACCTTTTATGTGGAGTTTTTATATTAACATGGAAAAATTACTATTAAATTCAATTATTAAACAATTAGTTGAAAATGATATAATAATACCATTTCCATTAGCATATATGAGAGGCGCAAGTCTTGATGATTGTATTATAATTGTTGATGAAATGCAAAATGTATCTTTAGATAATTCAAGAACATTATTAACAAGAATTGGTAGTAATTGTAAATTAATATTATTGGGTGATACTAATCAAATTGATTTAAAAAATAAAAATGATAGTTCATTAGATATATTAATTAATTTATTTGAAAATGTTAATAATATTGGTGTTATTAAAATGTCTGAAAAAGATACGAATGTTAGAAATCCGTTAATTACAATAATTGAAGAAAAATATAAGGAATATTATGGTGCTAAATATCAATTATCAGGAAATACTAAAACAATAACAAAAAATAAACAGATTTTAAATGATTAATAATATGGATAATAAAATATTAGTTATATATGTTGGTGTTGGTGATATGAATAGTTCTGATAAAATTTTAGATTTTATTAACACTATAAAACAAAAAATAGTTCCAGTAACGTTTGAGGGTGAAATTATTATAATTCCAACACGTTCATATGATACGAGAATTGAATGTATTAATCCTGTTTATATAACAGATACTGAATTAGTAAACAAGCACACTGAATTAATGAAAAAATTACATGAAGAACTTAATTATCAAATTAGTCAAATAAATAATAAGTAATATGAAAAGAGTGAATGTTGGTATTTGTATTGATGAAATATTAAGAGCAAAATGGTTGCAATTTGATAGATATTATGTGCAAGAGTTTGGTGAAGATGGTGTACCAGATGAACCATATGTGTATGATTTTTTTAATTCTTATAAATTTAATGATAAATATGAAACTATAAAAGAATTAAAAGAACCCGAAGACATGGTTGATGATATTAATCCAATTGCATATATTGTTGATAGTAAAACCAATGAAGCACCTGTAGATGCATTTATATTTAAGAAGCCAGTTACTATAAAAAAAACTGCCAGAAAGGTATATAATCAATTTATGTATGAGGATTTTTTATTCGAAATACATGGTAGTGCACCAATGATGTATAGAAACATGGATGTACATGTTAATGAATTTATACGAAAATATGAAAAATTTGCTAATTTCATTATATTATCGGTAGAAAATAAATTAAGCATACCGCCAACATTGTTTTTTTTAAGTAAAATTTCAAGTAGATTTAATAATTATCGTTTTGTACAAAATTCGAGTGAAATGTGGAAAGGTATTGATGTATTAATAACTACTGACCCTGAAATTTTAAAGAAAAAAGTACCTTGGTTTAAAAAACTAATAAAAGTAAAAAGACCATATAATAGTGATATTAAATCAGGTCATTTAGAAATTATACAAATTGCCGATTTAATAGATAATGAAAATTTTGAAAAAATAATTAAATTTAAAAAATAAATACTATGAATAATGAATTAAATGAAACTGTAATGCAAACAGAATTAGAAAAAATTGAAAAAATTAAAGAATCAATAAATAAAATAGTAAATAAAAAATCAAAATTTATTTATTGTATTCCAGAATCTCAAAATCCTGCTGCTAGCGTATATGAATTATATTTTCATGCTACAATTGTAAAAAACATGGGTTATGATGTTATTATATTAGTGGAAAATAATAATGATAATAACATTAAAATTCCAGATTGGATTGAAAAAGAATTAACCAATCATAAACACATGTCATTAAGTTCTTCTAAATTACAAATCGGTCCTGAAGATGTTATGATTATTCCTGATGTTTTTTCAAATGTAATGGAACAAACTAAAAATCTACCATGTTTACGTATTGGTTTTTTACAATCGGTTGATTATATGTTAAATGCATTAATTCCGGGTGTTGATTGGAGCACATTTGGTATTAAAGATATTATTACTACGTCGCAAACATTAAAAGAATGGATGGAATTATTTTATGGTAAAAATAAATTTAATATTATAACATATAACATTGGTATTCCTGATTATTTTGAAAAATCAAAAATGCCACAAAAGCCAATAATTTCTATTGTAGGTAGAAATCCTAATGAAATTTCAAAATTTGTTAAGTTATTTTATAGTAAATATCCTGAATACAATTGGGTAACATTTGACCCAATGTTAACACATAGTAAACCACCGCAAACAATGCGAAGAGTAGATTTTGCTAATAGATTGAAAGAAAATTTTGCAGCGGTTTGGATTGATAGAATATCAAGTTTTGGTACATTTCCGCTTGAATGCATGAAATCTGGTGTTATTCCTGTTTGTTTAAAACCTGATATTATTCCAGAGTATATTATTGAAAGGGATGAAAATAATAATCCAGTAAAATTAATAGAGAATGCAGGTATTTGGGTTGATAGTTATTATGATTTACCGATTATTGTTGGTGAACTATTAGTTAGATTTTTGGATGATAGCATTAATCCAATTTATTATGAAACAATGGATAAAATTGCGTCTAAGTATAGTCAAGAATCAAGCGAAAATATGATTATTGATGTTTATAAAACAATTATAAATAATAGAATTGAATCATTAAATAAAATAATCAATTTATTATATGATAAAAAATAATTATAAATATAAATTTTAAATAAATATGAATGTTACTGTAATAATTCCAATACATCAATATGATGAAAATGTGTCTAATTTATTGAATAAAGCAATAACATCAATTGCTAATCAAAAAGAAAATAATATACCAAAAACAATTATTGTTTATAAATCATCAATTGAAAACGATATTATTAATAATCCATCTATTAAAATATTAAGTTCTGATAATTTACAATTGTTAAAAAATGATGGTAATTGCGACTATCAATCACAAGTCAATTATGCTGTTGAACATGTAACAACTGATTATTTTTCAGTATTAGAATTTGATGATGAATATAGCAGCACCTATTTTTATAATGTGAATAAATATATTATGACATATCCTAATGTTGATGTGTTTATGCCAATAATTATTGAGGTTAATAAAAATAATGAGGGTATTAAATTAACAAATGAAATTGTGTGGTCTCTACATTTTGTTGGTGAAAACGGCGAAATGGGTTATTTAAATCAAAAATTATTAAAAGAATATACCGATTTAAAATTATCTGGTGCGGTTATAAAAAAATCAGAATTTATCAATATTGGTAAATATAAAACCAATATTAAATTAACATTTATGCTTGAATTTTTATTAAGAGCATTAAATAATACATGCAAAATATATACAATTCCAAAAATTGGATATAAACATTTGGCTATGCGTGATGGTAGTTTGTTTAGTGATTACCTAAAAAATATGCCGATGAATGAAAGAAAATTTTGGTTTGATATTGCATATAAAGAATATAATTTTAATAATGAAAGATTTATTGATATATCAAATTTAAATCATTAATTATATAAAAATAATATGACTTTTTATATTTTGAAACTAAATGAAATTAAAAAATGATGAAAACGATTATTATTTTGGAGAAAGAGAAGAACAAGCAGTAATTGATTATATTCGTTCGGATTCTATTGAAGAAAAAAATAGAATATATAATGAAATATTGTTAGTACCATTTAAAAAAATGATACAATCAATATTAAGACGATACCCTATTCATATCGGAAATTACGATATGAATGAAATTGAGTCTAATGCATTATCTCATTTAATAGAACAAATGGTTAAATTTAATCCCGATACAATAACAAAATCGGGAAATAAAACCAAAGCATATAGTTATTGTCAAACAATAATTAGAAATTATTATAAAGACCATAGCAAAAAAAGTTATTACGAAAAAAAAGTAAATTTATGTTATGACGATTTTGTTCATGAAATTTATCAAAACAATGAATATGTTTATGAATTAGATATTGATAACCAACAGTATTTAGATAAATTAATTGCTGATATTATAACTGAAATAGAAACTATGATTAATAATACTAATAATAATAATTTAAAGAAAAATGAAATTATTGTTGGTGAAGCAATTGTTAATATTTTAAAAAATTGGAATATTTTATTTAGTGAAGAGAGTCCAATTGGTAATTATCAGAAAAAAATAACAAATAAATTTGAAAAAAATAAAATTTTATTATATTTAAAAGAACAAACTGGTCTAAATACAAAAGAAATTAGAAATGGTATAAAACCTTTTAAAAATGTTTATTATTTATTGAAATTAAAACATTTAGATAATTAAAGTATTTATATAAATAATAAAACATAGTTGTTATGCCTAGACCACAAAGAAAAAAATTAAAATTTGATGAAGAAAGTGTGAATAAACTTCTTCAAGAAATATATGATGATAGCTATAATATTAGAGCTAAAATTGCTAGATTATTTACCAAATGGGAAACTAAAATTAAAGAAACTGGTGAAGTTGCTGCTATTGGTGACCAAATTGTTAAATTAATTGCTGCTGAAGCAAAAAATCAAGACCAGAAAATAATGATTTTAAAATATCTAAAAGAAGTCGTTTACGATAATAAAAATAGTAATAGTAATAATAATGATGATGAAAAAAGTATTGTTGATTCAAATAGAAGAAACGAATTACTTAATTTTGTAGCCGAAGAACTTAGAAAAAAAGAATCTGAAAAGAAAAAATAAATGAATAGAACCGATAATAAAAGAAACGTTTTTAATACAATAAAAACATATAATTCAATGAATCAGACGTATAAAACAAAAAAAGAATCTGATTCAATGAAATCTATTAATAATGACAAAAACTCAATAATATTTTTAATAGATACGTTAAAAGTTCTTGCTGGTGCTGGTGCGTTAAAAATTTTAATTGGTTCAATGTTAACAAAATTATTAAAAAATACCGAAAAGGATGTAAAGGTTTCAATGAAAAAACAATTTACACAATCAAATGCAAGTGAACCTTTGCCAAATAATTTTACTAATAATGGTATTAATGTTAATGTTAATAAAATTGATACTTCTGGTAAATTAAAAGTTAGTCCAAATTCGATTGAAAATGGCGGTAATTTAATATATGGTCAGCCAAATAGCAATAATTTTGATTATAATGCGTATAATGCAATTCAATCTGAAGGTACACCTGTTAATTGCAATAATTTGAAATTACAATATAATTCAGCAACTGATTCTTTTAATATTAAACCAAATGGTACGTCATCTAATATTAATTCATTTTTTAATGCGTATATTGATAATGCTCAAATTATAAATTCTGATGAAATTGTTAGTAATACAATGGATAGAATTTTTGGAACTTTATCTAGTCAACAAAATAAAACACCTGATAGTATATTGAATGAATTAATTATTGAGAAATTGTTAAATCAAGTTTTAGAAGGTAACTATTCTTTTGAAATATCTTCTAATGATTTAAATGATTTACAAGATTTAGCGTATCAATTAAGTAATGGTGTTGTAGGATTAGATTTGGGTTGCGGTTATATGCCAGCGTCTTTAAGTATTCAAGATTTAAATAATTTAATTAATGCAATTTCTAGAAATAGTAATCCATTTGAAGTAGCAAATGCATTAGAAACAGCACTTGATAATTCTTTGACTAATAATACTGATAAAGCAAATCAAAATAAAGAAACTATAAAAGATAATTATTTTCAAAGCATTATTAATAATTTAATTGTTAAAGTTTTTGTTGCAATTACAACCGCACCACAAATTCGAACATTACAAGGTATTTCTAGTTCATTTCAGAATAATGGTCAAGCAATGATTGATGATACCAAAAATGATATGAAAAAATGGAAAACATTTATTATTTGTATGGGTAAGCAAATATTAATGATGTTTTCTAAATTTATTTTTGATTTGATTTTAGTATATTTAGTTAAACTGATTAGTAAAATTCAAAAAAAAGTAATTAAAGAAAAAATTGAAAGTTTTAAAAAAATTATAAAAAGTTTAATTAAAAATGAAAGTGGTTAAAACACTAATTATTAATAATTTAATTTTTTAAATATATAAATTATGATAGTAGACCAAAAATTAAACAAAAATATTATTGGTGCTTATTTAATTGATGGAGATATTAATGGAACTATGTTAGGAACAACAAAAAAACCGAATTTATTTAATAGGTTGTTTATTAGATTAATATTAGGATGGAAATGGATTTCAATTAATAAAATAAAAAAATAATATATTTTAATATGGGAATTGATTTTAGCAATATTGATTCTATTATAGATGGTTTTGATAAAATTTTAAGTTTATCATCAATTGGTTCACCACCGCCAATACCAGTTCCATTAATATTAACTGGTGTTCCTAAAAGAACTGGATTATCAGCAACAAAAATTGCAGCACGTATTATTTCAAGAAAAAATGAAGCAGGTCTTCCTGTTGGTATTTTATCGACAGGAAATGCAAATCCTGATGAATTAATGGAAGTTATTAGAATTGAAGAAATAGTTAGAGCATTACAGGAAGATGCAATAATAAGCGTTGCAGTTCCACCCGGTATTTCATTGTCTGCAGCAGGTATTTCATCAACAGGTCCTGTATCTGTTTTTGGTACAACAATAACATACATTAAGGGTTATGGAGTTATACAATAATGAAAGATTTAAAAGAATATACAATTATTGAATTAATTAAAATTAGTAATGATTTATCAATAAAACATGATGAATTAAAAAAAAGAATTGTTGATGATTCGTTAGTTATTGATGAATTACAAGAAAAAATTAATAATAATTTGATGGAGTTAGATGAATTAGAAAAAAAATATGTTTTAATTATTGAAGAATTAAATAATAGAAATTATGTCAGATGAATCTACAAAAATATTAAATACATCAAATCCATATAATACAACACCAGCATATATTGAACTTAATAGAACTATTTATTATGGATATGTTGTAAGTATTGATGATGATACTGATGGTGGTAGAATTAAAGTAAGAATACCTGATTTAGATAATAATATTGATGACAATAATTTACCTTGGGCATATCCTTTATTACCAAAATTTTTTCATGTATTTCCTAAAGTAGATGAAATTGTTAGAATTTTCATTGAAGATAATAAATTTCCACAAAGAAGTCGATATTGGCTGGGTAGTGTTATATCACAATTACATAAAATCGAATATGATAATAAAATATCAGCATTATCAACCACAAATTTAGGATTTATTGCACCCGATGTAGCACCTAGTAAATATCCTGATTCTGATGGAGTTTTTCCATTAAAAACTGATATTGGTATTATTGGCAGAGTTAATACTGATGTAATTTTAAGAGAAAATCAGATTTTTATTCGTGCTGGTAAACATGAAAATAATAATATTTTAAAGTTTAATAATATTAATCCTGCTCAAATTAATTTAAATTTTGAAGCAAATACTAATAATGATGATTATTATAGTAATACCATTATTAGTAGTGATAAAATTGCAATAATTTCTCATGATGGCATACCTAAATTTAAACCCACTAATTTAACACAACAAGATAAAATAGATATATTTAATAATGGACATCCAATGGTACGTGGTGATGTACTTGTTGAAGCATTAAATTTAATAAGAAACGCATTAATTGCTCATATTCATGGTTATTCTGCAATACCAGCAGAAAAAACTGAAATTATATTACAATTGGAAAATATTGATTTTGAAAATATGTTACAAAAAAACATTGTTATTAATTAAAATAAAAAAGTCACTATAATTAGTGGCTTTTTTATTTATTATTATACATTTAATATACATCTCCATGGTTGAACTTCCAATGTAATATTCGTTAATTCATCACTACCATAATCATTATCACCAAAATTGATATTTGTTATCATACATTGCTCTAATGTCCATTTTTCAACTTCAATACCAGTTGGGTCTAATGATTTTAAAATAATTGTTTTTTTATAACCAGCAGCATATCCCATTCTACCCGTTAATGATTCTGCATGTAATCTTACCCATTCCATTAATATTTGAGATGTAGAAGGACCTATTGGGTCAATAAATGTAATTGTCACAGGGTCCCAACTATATCTTCCAGCAACATAATTTTGTTCATTCATATATGGAATTGAAACACTGTTTATTTTCATTGATGGTCTTTTGAATTTTTGTATTTGCCAAACTTCAACATTAACATCTATAATTTCTGCAAAAAATCTATTAACCCTTTTTGGTTCATAGGTGAATGGTACATCTCTTAACATAATGCCTGCCATATATTCTATATATTTAATTTAATATACTTTTATTTTTTTATATAAATACTCAACATAAAAAAAATTAATTTATTTAGGTAATTTACCCGTTCTCAAGTAAAATCTTTCTTCGATAATTGATAATTTTTTTATTGGTGTTTCTTTTATATTCAATTGTGTTGATTTATTAATATTTTTATTTTCATATGTATTATCATAACTATTTTTTACTTCAAATTCAATTTCAATATCCGATTTGGTATTTGAAACATTATTAATTTCAACATTATCATTATTCACATTAATTTTACTTTCACTATTTGATTCGGTAGTTGAAATATCATTTGTTTCTAAATCATCATTATTTACAATAATTTTAGTTTCTTTTTTTATATTAATTGCTTTTTTTCTCATATATGTTTATTATTTTTATAATCAAATTATTATTTTATATAAATACTTTTAATTTAAAAAAGACCTACCTTATTAAGGTTGGTCTTTTTATAATTATTACGCACCTACGTCTTCAAAACTAGCACCAGATGGCGTAATTGTAAATGTAATACCAATATATTCTAAAGTTCGTGTTGGCTTAATAAATATTTCACCGTATAATTCATTTCTATCACGAGTTTCAGGCGTATTATTAGTATCATCCATTTTTATTCTAAAATCAATTAATCCACGTTCTCTTTTAATTGTTTCTAATAGAGGATTTGCTTTTTCTAAAAATTGGTCAATTGTTGCTTGGTCATTTTGGTCAAAAACTAACCTGATTGCGATATTTGCAATAAGTACTTTTATTTGAAGCAATAATCTACGAACATTAATTCTATTTAATGCGGTTTCTTTAATTTGTAATGTTTTTTGACCAAATATTGCAGTACCAACATCAGCAAAATCTGCTAATGGATTAATATTTGCTGCGTATAAAATATCTCTCGCTTCTTGACTTAATTTATATTTAGATTTTCTAGCATTGGTAACACCACGAGTTAAACCAGCAGGAGCAAACCATGGATATTTTACGTTATCAGTAAATGCCATTGATTTAACTACTTCACCTGTTGGTGGAATATACAAATTAACATTGTTTTCATTATCTCTAATTTGAATCCATGGAAAATAGGTACATGCGTAGTTACTATCAATACCTGTATCTTTTAGAGCATTTGCTATTTGTTGTGCTGCTATAATATCAGATTTACCACCGTCACCAATACTTGTTGAAATTTCAATATCTGGTGAATCTATTATATATAGACTATCTGTTCTTTGTTTTTCAATCATTTCAATAGTTTCTCTCACCAATATTGAATTATCCATCCAATTAATACCGGGTGTTGCAAATAAATTAATTGTAACATTTTCTGGATTTGCAAAAGTTTCAATTGCAGTTTTCCATGCTTGATAATCATTAGTAGGCACTACATTTGGTTGTCCCGGTAATCCACTATAAATACCACCTTGTTGATAACCATCACCATTTGAACGTTTATTACGATGAACATTCCATCCATCAAAACCACCTGCTGGTACTAATGTGAACTTTCTTGATTTAATATCCTTATATGGATTATTAACATCTTCAACATCTTTATATGTTCTAAATGATGCTTCACCAACTTCAAACTCACCAATATATATATTTCCATTGTAATATGTGCTAGTTGCACCGCTATCCATATGGAATCCTTTTGATTTTACATGTGCTGATGATGGTTTACCATTGAAATTGAATAAATTTTGATTAATACCACTACCTGCTAACTGTGCTGAATCATATCCGTGTTCTGAAATACCTAAATAATATTTTGATAATCTACCAATTTCGTTTGCATCATATTTAGTTTTATAAAATATTTTTGGCGGTTTTCCATTTGTAGTTAAATCACCAGTTGCTGATGATGTATAATCATTTAACATATATCCTTCAAAACCTGCAGGAAATACTTTATCTGGTATTTCATTATTTAATTCTACCATTACATATTTGCTCATTAATGGATATTCACCATCAGTTGTACCAATTTTTTGTGCTAAATAACTATTTAATCCTTTAATTAATGTACATTTATTATAACTTTCTAATATGATTGGACTTGCATCTGTGTCATAAAAATCTCTAATTATTACATCGAATTCATATGTAATTGGATTAATATTGGTTATTGATATTTTAATTTCATTATTCGCTGAATCACCATCACTAATTGTTATAAATTTAAATAATCTATTTACTTGACTACCCATTAATTGCGATACTACCCAAGGTGTTTCTGGTGTTTGATATTTAATTTTCCAATCAGTAAAATTATTGGTTTTCCCTGTTAATATATGTGTATTTATACCATAACCCAATCCATATGCATCTAATTTCTTTATTAAATCAGGATATATTGCTTCAACCCAAATTTTTGTGTTTTTATCTTTTGGCGTTTTACCTATTACATTAGGTAAATAATTAGAATCATTTGGATTTAATGATACTTTATGTGTTTCAGTACTACCACTATCTGATGCAATTAAATTAAAAATACCAAACATATCACCAACACCAATTAGTGTTTGATTTGTGTTAATTGATAAATTCGTTGCTTTAAATACTATTCTAGGTTCTTCATTTACCGAATCAAACACATCTGCACGGCTTCTTATTACAGCCAATACCATATTTTCATATTCACTTAATGAATTTCCTGTTATGGTAATTGGAGTAACATTAACAATACCATTAGAACCAACAATATTTGTCACAACAAATGAATATGCAATACCTTTAAATGTATTATCTAATTGTTTGGTAAATCCAGTAAATGAATATCCAGTATCACCAACACTATATAGTGTTCTACCAAGATATATATTATTGGTAAAATTATCATTATATGATGTTCCAGATGTCGCACCTGTTGTTGATAAATCAACACCAGCACTTAATGTTAACATCCATGCAGTTCCAGCATCATAACCGCTTAACCCTAATACCCTTGTTACGTATAATTGATTTGATTGTGACAAGTATGCATCTGCAACATATGGTAAATGATATTGTAATCCATTATTATTAGGAAATTTTTTCGTGCTTTTACCACCAAATCTAGTTCTAAATTCATTTTTATCTTGTATTGCAACTGGTTCAAATGCAGGTCCTTTTAATGTTTCGCCAACTAAACCCAATGTAGTTATACCGACATTTCTAGTTACATAAGTTAAATCTCTTTCTTTAAATTTATAACCGGGAGATGTGAATATAAATTCTGCCATTTTGTTGATAATTTTATTAGATATATTTTAGTTATTTTTTATGTTCGTTTTCAATAAATACTAAAAAAGAATTGAAAAGATATATAATTTAATTTATTATAGTATTATTATATTTATTATAAAATTTAAATTTTGATTAATTTTTGAAAATTTTACTTATTTTTTATTTTTTTTATTTTATTTGATTAATTTTATCTGATTTTTTGTGAAATATTATTTATAAAAAAAATAATAATTTTTATTTTTTTTTATATTTTTCGTATAGTATTTATGTGAAAATAATTTAAATATGAATAAATCACAAAGAATTTATTTAAATATTAATAGCACAACTACACAATCAAATGTTGATGTTGATAAACATATAAAAATTAGATTAGAACAAAATGTCGATACATTAGAATTTTTAACACTTAGCCTTAATACTGAAAATGCTTATCAAAATTTTAATGCTGATTATGGTGTTTTAATTGGCCGTGTTATTGCTAATAATGGTATTGGTATTCCTAATGCCAAAATAAGCATTTTTATTCCATTAAGTAAAGATGATGAAAATAATAGTGATATTGTTAGCGTTTATCCATATAAAACACCAAGAGATAAAAATTTATACAAAAAAAGATATAATTTATTACCACGTGTTTCTGAATATAACCCATACACAGGTGTTTATTCACCAAGACAACCATTTGGTTCATTCTTTCTTAAACAAGAAATTCTTACTAATGAATTATTCCTAAATGTATATCAAAAATATTATAAGTATTCAACGGTTACCAATGAATTTGGTGATTATATGATTTTTGGTGTACCAGTTGGAACTCATATCGTTCACATGAGCGTGGATATTACTGATATTGGTAAGTATTCAATGAATCCCGCTTCTATGGTAACTAATTTAGGATATTCACCAAATTTATTTACAGAGAATAATACAAGAATTAAAGAAAGCGATGAACTTGAAGATTTACCACATATTGACACGCAAGAAATTACGGTTGATATCATTCCATTTTGGGGTGATTCCGATAATTTTGAAATTGGTATTACTAGACAAGATTTTAGAATTAAAGCCATGCTTACTAATCAGTTTACTATCTTTGGTAGTGTTTTTACTGATGACTATAAAGCAAGACGTGCCGATAAGCATAATTTAGACAAAGACCTTGCTATTGGACAATTATACAGAATATCACCTGATGAAGATTATAATGTTAGTATTCGAAGTAAAAGAATTGCAAAAGTAACTGAAACTATTTATTATTATCCAAATGATGTAACTGATGATGAAATTCAACAGGATGGTGTTGATTTATATAAAAAAGCATTGATATTAGACCCATCTCAATATACTGTTTATAAAAGAAATGGTGATTTTGTATTTATTATTAATTGTAATAGAAAAAAAGTTATAACTAGTGAATTGGGTAGTTATATTGAAGTACCTGAATCTTATAATGGTGGTGTGTATACCGAATTTAAAGGATTCGTTACTTTTGAAATTACCGAAAAAGACTTAGCAACACCAAATGTGAAACTTGATAATGCAATTGGCGGTAAACATTCTGTTACTGTTTTTAGAACAAAAATAAAAATACCGCAAAATTCACCAGCAAATCAAGGATTCTTTGATTCATCACAAGCACATAAATGGAGAAATTATCACTACACTTTTAAAGCGGGTAATATTTATAGTGTTTCTCAATTTTATGGTACTGTAAAAAATAGTAGTGGTAATATTAAACCACAAGTACATAGTACTTATAATCAATTTGCTAGTACTGATGATATAAACAATATACATCTTGACCCATATTTTACTTGTGGTATTATTAAAACAACTGAAAATGGAAATGATGATTATGAATTTCCTAGTAATGGCACTACTGATATAAATAAACCTGCCTTTGGTGCTAATTGGTTAAATTTTACCCTATATTTACCACAAATGGGTTATGTTATTTCTAGTGATTATGGTTTAAAAGTTGCTACTTATTTTACTTTTTTGGTTTCTGCCAAGAAAGACAAAAATAGTAAACCCAATTTTTATACCGATGATGATGAACCTATAGGTGCTAATGAAACAAATTTGAAATGGTTTTTACGTTCCGACCTGCATTGGACTAATTTTATTTTGGTTACCGAAAATGATATTAAAATTTTTTACGATTTCCCCCAAAAGGGCGGACATGATAATATGGATTATTTTAAAAATGAAAATAATATAGTAAAATCAAATTATATGTATGGTGAAAAACAGTGTCCGTATGGTGGTGGTAAAAAGAACGGCATTCCAAGTAATGCTACCGATAATAATGTATATTTTTATAAGGGTTTTGGTACAGCCAATTGTATTGAATTCGTAAAGGGTATTCTTAATATAAAATAAGAAAAAATCCCTTCAGTATTGAAGGGATTTTTATTATTTATAATATTCATTACTGTTTTTGCTAAATTAATATTACACCTATTGGTATCATATTATAACCAGTTGGTTGAATTTGTTTTATTTTGAGTATTTTTTTATTTTTATCATAATCAAGTATTTAATATACTATATCGCCACCCAATCGAATTTTATTATCGGCTTCATCAAGTCTTAATTCACAATCATAAAAAGTAACGGGAGTATAAGGAGCGCAAATATTTGTAATATCACAATGTGCTTCTGGTATATCATAGCCTTCAATGTGTTCAATTGGTTTGATTTCAAAATTCCTAATAATCCTCTCACGCATTTCTGGAGAGAATGTATTATTTTCATCATTATTAACATTGTTACAATCATTATAGACAATCCCTTTATATTCGGCAGATTCGCAATCTCATTTATCGATAAGTTCTTCAATTGTGATAATTGGGTTCACATCATCATTTTTTTCGCAAGCAGTATTTATAAATACAAATGCAAAAAACAGTAAAGTAACATAAGATAATCTTTTCATAGTTTCAAATTTTTATGATTTCTGTGTGATTATACAATAAAATGATTGAAATGTTACAATAATTAAAAATTATTATGGATAAACAATTAAATATATTATTAGGTAAATATAAGAATATTAAATCAGTAAATGTAGATAATTTTGATTTAATACAATTGTTAAATAGAACATCAGAATTTCACGATAATTTTATATTTGATAGAGTAAATTCTGCTGATGTGTCATATGATGAAAGAGAAAAATATTCTATATATAGAATTTATGGTAGAATAGAGTATTTATCGTTATTAAATGGGTTGATAAATTTATATGAAAATTGTAGTGATTTTTTTGTTAAACGTAACGAAAATAGCGACGATTCGTTATATCATAATTTTTTAATGTCATTTAAGTTTTTTTTAGTTAAGCCAGCAAAAATTGAATATAGTAAAATAAATGAAAATAATGATTTATGTGAATATGTTAGAAAGTTTGAAGTTATTGCAAAGCCAGAAGATTTTGATATATTTTCGGCAGGTTTTTCAAAAAATATATTCAATGAAAGAATATTTGCATTTCACTTAAAAAAAGATATTGATGTAATTAATCAATACGATTATTTTAATTTTCCAATAACAGAATTATATTTAGTACCCATTTATGTACCAAAATTAAATGGTGATAAGATAATGGAAAAATATTCTGCTACAACATATAATGTAAATGGTCAACAGCAAAAAATTAAAATAACAGATATACCGAATTTGAATTATGGAGATATTTTTAGTGTAACTGAAAATAATATAAACATTTGTGATATTGTTAAATATAATAAAAATGAATATTTACAATATCAAGATAGTAATAATGATTTATATTGTTATATTAATACACCATGTAAATATAATAATATGAATATTAATCTAATTTGGAAATATAGATTTTTTATACCAATAAAATTAAGATATTTATCAAATGAATTATATGTGGTAAATAAAGATACGACAATATATGATGATATTGGATCAGTTCCAGAGCATGCTGCATATTTGGAAGATAGCAATAATTATATTTGGCGAGAAATATTACCGCAGGAATATATTGACCCATTAACGGGTATTGGAGTGAATTATCCATTTATTAATGGTAAAAGATATTTGTTTAAATCAATTGTATTTTCAGTAGTTCCAGATTTAAGTGATAATACAACAAAAAATATGTTTGATAAAATATGGTTTACTAGAAATAATACAACAGTTAATTTTGGTTTTAAAGATAAAAATGAATTAAATGATATAACAAAACCATGTAAATAATGAAAAGAATTATTAAATTAAATAATTCAGATACTAATATTAAAATTAATTTAATTGGAAATAACAATTCATTATTAGGATATAATCAAGAAATTGAAAAATTTGTAGATAATAAGAAAAATGAATTGATAAATCCAATTATTGATTATGAAATGATTAAATTTACGTATTGTTATAATTTTCATGAGATTGATTTTTTATTTACAATACCTAATAGTACATATACTAGTTCAGCGTTTGGTAATATATTTCCAAGTGGAGAAATAACCGATAGATTTTCACCAGTAATTAAAAATAGTTTTTTTATTATGGATGTGTATGATACGTATAAAGAATATGAACAGCAAAAATTATCAACAATTTATTTCACGAAGATATGGAATTCAAATTACGTTTTTAAATATTTAATTAATTCTGATATTCAATTAAATGATTTATATCTACCAAAATACTATATTGATAATAATGTTAATAATAATTTAAATTTATATGTAAAATTTAGTTTTTTTAATGCAAGCAATGGAAATATTTATTTATTTAGAAATTCAAATAATTCTAATTTAACATCAGAAAAATTGTATTTTAAAATTAGTATTAATAAAAGTAATTTAATGTGGTATTTTGATGAAAATATAACACAAAATAAAATTAAAGTATTGCAAATACCCATTAATGATATATATGCGAAAAAAATAAACGATAAAGTTGAAAATGATAGCATTATTAATATTAATTATCCTAAAAAAACAAGATTTAATTCGATAACAAGAGATTATGAAGATGAATAACCAAATATGGGTTTTCTTGTTGTTTTAACAATTTCAAAATCTGATTCATCTTGAATAAATGCCATTGCTTTTAAAACATATTTAGATACAAATAATCTATCGCCATCAATATTTTCAATAATATTTGATTCTGTAATACTATCAATTACAATTGGCATTGGATTACCTTTAATAAATAAATATTCTTGTCTTGATGCAAAATTTTTTAAGATATGTTCATCATATTTATTAACATCAACTCTATATTTAGTAAATAATACAACTTCATATATCATATCAACATTAGTTGGTTCTGGTGCTTTAAATAATAAATATATTAATTCACCATCATCAAGTATTGGTATTTGAAAATACCTAAATCTTTTGGATTGAGGTACGTGATATTTATTATTTAAACGAGTACCAATTCTTTTTTCAGTTCTTCTAATTGTAATATATGGTGTGGGTATATTTTTATCATTATCCATTAACTTCCATGTTTTACTAAAATCACCCCATCTATCATTATCAAGATATATTGTTGGAACAGTTTTACCATCAATAGTAATTTTTAATTTATCTTGACTAACAAAATCATATACAGCTTGGTCTATATCTTCAAGTAATATTGTTCTTGGTAAATATTTAGTTTTAGTATTTGTAGCATGCATTAATTCTTCGATTCTATCGAATCCATATTTTAAATATTCATTACCTGTTTTAATAGGATTTATATCGTGTGTTAATTTAACTTTTTTTGGTAATGCCATTTTATCTTTTTTTATAATAAATACTATTGCATATTTAAAATAATTTTCATTATTTTGTAAAATAAATAATATAAAAATATGTTAATAGAGCGAAAAGAACATAAAAATGAAAATAATTATGTTGATTATATTGAATCAATATATGATTCACAAAATATATTAAAAAGCATATATTTTATGCAATCAAAAAGATTATATATATATTTTAAAAGTGGAATTGCATATTCATATGGTAATATTGATAATGAATTGTATGATGAATTTGAAAAAAATGAATCACAGGGTAAGTTTTTTGCGAAAAAAATAAAAAATAATAATAAGTATCCATATCGTAAAGAATTTTCATTATTATCAAATGAATTAAACGAATTATTACAAATTGTTAATAATAAGAATAAATATGTACAACATAATGATGATAACAGGTTTGATGAACCATTAAATAATAAAAACGATGAATAGTATTGAAGATTATCAAAACATTATTGAATTGCTAAAAAAAATATTAGCATTCTATGCTGATTCTAACAATTATATAAATACCGAAAATATAATTGCTCCAATAACAATTGATAATGGTTTTCAGGCACGTTTTGCTTTAGATAAAATTGAAGAATTGGAAAAAATTAATCAAGATATATTAAATGATTATAATAAATATGTTGAATATTATTCAAATAATAGTGAAGCAAATTTTAACAATATTAATTCATTTGATATATCAAATTTAACTGAAAAAAATGAAAATTTTAATATAAAACAATGATGATATTATTTTATTATTTAATTTAGATAAAAATGTTTGAATTAGTACAAGTAAAACACAATTAATATAATTATTTGTTGAATAGTATAGTAATAGAATGTTGCAATTTTGTTGATATATAATAGTAAAATTAAATAAACAAAATTTAAAGTTTTGATAAAAATAAATAAGTAATAAATAAACATATATATTAAAATTAATTCATATGATTATAAAATTTAAACGATTAGTGCCAGAAGCAAAAGAACCTTATAAGGTTAATGATGTTGATGCAGGATTTGATTTATATGCAACATCATATCAAGAATTTGATGGGTATATTGAATATCATACTGGAATTGCATTTGAAATTCCAGATGGTTACGTTGGATTAGTTTTTCCACGTAGTTCAATAACAAAATATGACTTAATGCTAAAAAATAGTGTGGGTGTTATTGATTCATCATATCGTGGTGAAATTATATGTAGATTTTATCAACTTGATAGTAATAATGCATATCGTGTTAATATGGGGTTGGTTCAGTTTGGTAATAATAAATATGCTATTGGTGAACGTATTGCACAAATAGTATTTGTTGAAATACCCAAAATTAAATTAGTTGAATCTGATGAATTATCAGAAACGAATAGAGGTAATGGTGGTTTTGGTTCAACGGGTAATTAATAATTAATTGATATATGAAACAGTATATAGATTTACTAAAAAATATAATATCTAATGGTGTTGAAAAGGAAAGTGGAAGGCCTAATATGCCAAAAGTAATTGGTTTGTCAAATGCAACCATTACAATGAATTTACGTGAAGGATTTCCATTACTAACCACAAAAAAAATGTATTTTAAGGGAATTGTGCATGAATTATTGTGGTTTATAAAAGGTGATACTAACATAAAATATTTAATAGATAATAATGTTAATATTTGGAATAACGATGCGTTGAGATGGTATAAAGACGTCTTGGTGAAAAATTATCAAGCACCAGATATGGATATGGTAGAGTTTATTGAATTGGTTAAACAACAAAAAAAATATTATTATACGAAAAATGTAAAATTAAAAGATAATATTGATTTAGAAAATAATTTAAGATACGAATCCTGTGTTTATATATATGGTGATATGGGTAAAATATATGGTCATCAATGGAGATATCAAAATGGTGTTGACCAATTAAAATACGTGTATGATAATTTGAAAAATAATCCGTATAGTCGTTATCATATTATTAATAATTGGAATCCATCAGATTTATCTGAAATGGGATTACCACCTTGTCATTTATTATATCAATTTATCGTAAGACCATTAAGTTTAAATGATAGATTAACATATTATTATAATAATATGAAGGGTGATTTATTTTTATATAAAAACGATGATAATTTGAAAATTTATTTGAAAAATATTAATGTACCTGAGTTTTATTTAGATTTAAATATGTATCAAAGAAGTGCTGATGTATTTTTAGGATTACCATTTAATTTGGCGAGTATGTCATTGTTACTTGAGATTTTTGCTAAGTCATTAAATATGATTTCAGGTGTCGCTACTTGGATTGGTGGTGATACTCATATATATATTGAACACCTATCTTCTGTTTTAACACAGTTAGATAGAAATCCATACGCATTACCGAAATTAAAAATAAACAAAAAATTAAATTCTTTTGATGATATTATATCATTAGAATATGATGATTTTGAATTAGTTGATTATTTATCACATGAACCAATAAATGCTAAATTATTTACAGGATTATCTTAATCACCATTAGTTTCATTTAAAAAAGGAACAACATCTTCTTTTACTGGTATTGCAATAATTAGTTTCCAATAGGGGATAAATCCCCCTATTGTTTTTTTAGTCTCATCAGTAATATAATTTGCATTTGTGACTTCAAAATATCTAGTTTTATTACCACTCATATTGTATTCAATAATATCGCCTCTATCAATATCCGTTTGTTTTTCTTCTAATTCTTTTAAATATATTCCAATACGAATATTTTCTATATCATTACGAATAATTCCATTATTATTGCCATAATATTCTTGTTTACTTTCACTAATTGTCACCATTGCAGATAATTTAACTGGTGGTAAGAATTTTTTATCATTAGGTTTAGTTTGTCCATATAATGAATGTGATTTAGTTTCAATAATATTTATTTTATGTAATATTATCTCTTGTATGTTATCGGTTTGTAAATAATTTCTACCATATATAATATCAAGATTTATGGAATTATTTGATATGAATAATCCGAACCTTTTTTGTTCTAAATCTATTGATTGTTTTTTTCTTTTCATATTATTATATTATTGTAAAATCNTCAGATTCTATTTTATCCAAATCGTTAATAAAAATATTATATTGTTTATCAATAACATAATCAAGAACATTAGACTTATCAATATTATTTTATATATCATTTTTTATTCTTTCTTTTGGTATTTCAGGATTAGTTATAAAAATTTTAAGATATGCATTAAATGGTTTATTTACATGTTGTTTTAAATAATTAATTAATCTTTTTATATCAGTAGAACTAATATTTGTTGCGTCTAGAATTACATTTTTATTATTGAGTGCATTTGCAATTTCGTTAAATGCAATTGACCATACTTCACCATTTTTTGTTTGGTTTGAAATATCGCTTGTTAATTTTTTTCTAATTTCATCTGGTGATACAATAATTGTATTAGAATTAATATTAGACTTTATCCAAGTAGATTTTCCACTTCCAGAAATACCTACTGGTATTAATAGTTTAGGATTATTAATATTTTCAATAATATTTTTGAGCAATTTCATAAAATAATTTTTTGTAAATATATTCATTTTTATTATATCGGTATTATTGGAAACATTGGTGGTTGATACCCTCGTTCCTTATTAACGTTTTCTGCAATTTCTGCACGTATTTTAGTTAAATTATGTTGACTTAAATAATCTAATTGTGCTATTATTTGTTTTTCAATATCTTCCTTTAATTTATTTCCTTCTTCTAATAAATGACGATAATCCATTGTTAGTTGTTTTTCTGTTACTCCAAGTTCACCACTATAAAACCCACGCACTCCACCTATAACAATTTTAACTTTTGCAATTAATAAATCACGAATTTGTTTACGAGCAACATCATTTAATTTTTCCCATTTTAAAACTTTTGTTGGCGGGTCTGATGGTAATAATACAATATCATTATTATCATTTATACATTTATCTCTATTTTTTCCATTATCGGTATCGTAATACCAGTACCACACTTTTCTACCTGCATAATGTTTACCCCATGATGGTGCTATTTCATTTCTGCTATTTGGTATTGGATATAGGTGTAATAATTTTTCACCAGATTCTAGTCCTGTTATTCTGTATGATAGGGTTGATTGTAACACTTTTTGTTTCATTCGTCTATCTTGTGCTGTTAATAATGTTGAATATGTTGGTTGTACATATAATGCTGGTCTACCCAAATATGACATACCCATAAATCCAGCACTCCAAGCATTTAATGCAAATGGGTCAACTAATCCGCCATCTATTTCAGGTGGAGTTTCCCATAATACTTCATTAATTTCACGACCTTTTGGTATTACATAGTGTTGTGTTTGTTCATTTGTTATAATATAATCTCTTTTAAGTTCCCAACCATTTGCTGCAGGAGCGTTTGTACCAAGTCCAACTTGTTTTGAATATGCATAAGTAAATGATTGCATGTATGAATTGGTTTTTATTGAAAATGCTGTTAAAAAATCAGTGGTTGATAAATCTAATCCTTCAACATTTACCCATTGTTGTTTAATTAACCAATCATTAATTAATGATGAATAATCTTCAATAACCATTTCTAAATAAGAGTCCATCATATCATCAGTGATTTCAAATGGTCTTAATGGATAGCCAAGTTCATGTTTAACATGTAAATATAATTTATTTTTTTCTACTGTTGATATTAGTGCCATGTTTTTTTTTATTATAAATACTTATTAAATAATAACAAACAAAAAAATTTGTATTTTATATAAATATATTATAAATTTGTGAATTATTTAAAACGTTTACGTTATGAGTAGTGGCGGTATTGTAACTACTCACTATCAAAATACAAAAAATGAAAATGAAAACTAAAAAAATTGAACAACAGATTAACCAGTTGTTATTTATAACGAATGTTAACACCAGTCCTTTATTTGATTATATCAGATGTCCAATACACCAATATACATTTCAAGTGAGAAGTATTCGTAAATGGACTGAAAATAATTGCGAAGGTAGAACTTTAAACCTATTTGCAGGTAAAACAAAATTAAATATTGACGAAGTACGAAACGACTTAGACCACGAAGCATTGGCAGATTATAGAATGAATGCTGTTGAGTTTTTGAGAACTTGGCAAGGTGAAAAATTTGATACGATATTGCTTGACCCGCCTTATTCTTTTCGTAAAAGTATGAAAATGTATAATGGTATAAAATGTAGTCCATTTAAGCAATTGAAAGACGAAATTAAGAATGTATTAAACAAAGGTGGGGAAGTAATAACCTTTGGTTACCATTCAAATGTAATGGGTGAAAATAGAGGGTTTAAAGTTGAAAATATTGCTTTATTTTCTCATGGTGAAGCAATTCATGATACTATTGCATCAGTTGAACGATACTGTCTTTAGGATTGGTGCTAACAATCATATTATAAATAACATTTATTATGAATAACATTTATTATGAAATAAAAATTAATAGATATGGTAGACCATATATTGATATTCCATATTATAGTGAATTAAATTCGTATAATAAATTTTTTACTATGGAAATTACTAAGTATATATTAAATGAATTATTAAATTAAAATTAAGATAATTTAGATGAAAAAACAATAAAATATTTAGAATTTTCAGTTGATATATTAGCACAATTAAGTGATAGTGTTGCTGAATTAATTTGGGATGAAATGAAAGAAAGTGGTGATAATACACTATTATTAAATAGTCCATTTCACATTATTGTGTGAAAATTTTAACAAAATTAAAAAAAATATAAATAATTATTTTTATTATAATAATAAAATTTTTGAAATTAAAAATGGATTAAAAATTTTAGTTAATAAAGAAAATGAAATATATGAATATAATGATGGTAATTGGAATAAAATATCATAATAATCAAATTCAAATTAAATAAAATTATGTTTGAATAATAATAGTTTATTAAAATACTTACCAAAGTATATTTTTAATTTAAAAATGTAAATTTATAATTTTATGTATAAACCAACAAAAGAACAAGAGATAATATTTACATATATTAAAAAAAGACCTGAAAATATATTAATTGAAGCCTATGCTGGTGCGGGTAAAACCACAACAATTGTTGAAGCAGTAAAATTATTACCTAAAGATAAATCAATTACATTTCTTGCTTTTAATAAACACATACAAGAAGAATTAAAAACAAAATTACCTGAACATGTAAGATGTTTTACTACATATGGTTTAGGAACTTCTGCGATTAAAAGAAAATATGGTGATAAAATACAATTTGATGAATTTAAATTAGATAAAATTATTACAAATAAATCAAAAAGATGGAATCTCTCTAATGAATTTAAAAATGAGAGCGAAATTGAATTTTATTTGGGAAATATAAAGAAATTGGTTAATTTATGTCGATTAACATTAACATTAAAACCAGAATATGTTCAATCTGTTGGCAATAAATATAATATTCAAATAAAAAAATCCGAAGACATTAAAAGAGTTTTAAAAATACTCGATGAAATGACTAATAATAGGGAAACCTTCGATTATATTGATATGATTTATTTACCTGCTATTGATAATAGTATCTGGATGTTTCCACAAGATTATGTATTTGTTGATGAAGTGCAAGATTTAAATCGATGCCAAATTAAAATAATTGAAAAAATATTAAAAAAAGATAAATTATCTGGTAAATATATTGGAAGATTAATTACTGTAGGCGATTTTTATCAAAGTATTTATGGATTTAATGCTGCTGATGAAAATTCATTTCAATGGTTTAGAAATTTTCCAAATACAAAAACGTTATCTTTATCAATTTCATTTCGATGTTCAAAAAACGTTATAAAAAAAGCACAAGAAATTGTATCTAATATTCAATACTTACCAGATGCTCCTGATGGTATTGTTAGAGATGGTAATGTGTTAACTGAAGCAGAAAACGGTGATTTTGTTTTATGTAGAACCACGATGCCATTAGTTAAATTATTTTTTCAATTTTTGGCTCAACATAAAAAAGTTATTATTAATGGTAGTGATATTGGTGTTAAATTAATAGAATTAATTGGTAATATTAAAAAAATTGATGAATTAATTGATTTTTGGGAATTAGAATTGTCTAAATTTAGAAATGATTTAAAAAATGATGGTATTATTAACTATTTAGAAAATAGTTCATATAAAGCACTAGAAGACAAAGTTAATACATTATTATTTTTGGCTCGAATTTCTGAAAATATTAATGATTTGAAATTTAAAATTAAATCAATTTTTTCTAATGATATTCAAGGTATTGTGTTAAGTACTGTTCATAAAATTAAAGGATTAGAAACCGATAGAGTTTTTATTATTAGACCTGATTTATTACCGATGAAAACTTCAAAATCGTGGGAATTTGAACAGGAAAAACATTTGGAATATGTTGCATATACAAGAGCAAAAAAAGAACTTATTTTTGATAGATATTGGAGTGATGAATCTTAGTATTTTTTTTTTATTTTAATAATAAATAATATAATTAAAATATATTAATTATGATAATTATAAATAATGCGTATTGATAAATTTATAGAAAATAATAATGTTTTTATATTAATTTAAAATTATTAGTATGGAATGGAAAATTAAAATTGCTAATAAAAATAATCGTAGATTATTAATAAAATATATTCCTTTAAGAAATAAAATTGAAATTTATTGCCAATATAAAATTAATAATTTATGGATTGATATTTATTTACGTGAATTTTCAGATGAAAATTTAAATTTTGATATTTTAAAAACTGAAATATATAACATTATAGTTGAATTTGAAAGGAAAATTGATTATTTTATTAAAATAAATCAATTATTTTCAAATATTGATAATATTGAAACTGATAAACTTAATGATAATGATAGCGATGATAATTTAAATTTCGATGATAATATTTATTAGATAAATATCAAAAAAAATGGGTTGTAAATATAACAACCCATTTTTTTATTTATACTATTCATTATTGTAAATCACCAATTCCAAAGGTTTGTAAACCATCACATAAAATTCTACCATAATAACGGTTTAATACCATTTTCTTAGCATAACGGGTCATAATACCACGAACAGGAGTAAAATCAAATGGATTATACATAACTGGTGTTAATTGCATTGGTACATGAGGTGCGTAAATATATCCTGTTTCAAGAATACTAATACCATGATGACCTATTAGAATTACACTAGGTGGTGCATATGGGTCACGATATACAATATAACGTCCACTTAAAACACCAATTTTTTCAATACCCATATTGTATTTATCTTGTTCTGGTGCGGCATTAGATACATGGAAATATTCTAAATCATCAAATACTGCAGATACTTCAGGAGAAACAACAATCCAAGAAGCACCACCACGAAGAGTTGATTTATGGATTTGAGCAGAAATTTGATTAATCTTTGTTACCAAAGTTTGATTCCAGTCTTTTTGTACACCATAATACGTATTAGTACCTTTACGAAGTCCATTATAGTCCCAACGAGCAGTCCATGCAGCACCCTTACGAAGGTCACGAAGAATTTCACGGTCAATTTCTGCTGCCATTTGTTCTGAAAGAAGAGCAGTAAGTTCGGCTTCTGCGTCAATATTATGGAATGCGCTTACGTCTTGTGCTAATTCAGGTGTCCATAATGAACGCATTTTACGAGTTTCAACTGCAACTGTTACTTGGTCAAGAACAAAGTTAACTTCTGCCATACGTGAATCTTCTTCTAAATCACTGTATACACGATATGTTGCAGTAAATATAGGAGTAGTACTTGCAGATAGAGGTTGATATCCATTAGTTCCGGGATATTGTAAATCAATGATAACAGTAATTTCACCATTTTTATTTACAATACCTTGACCATATTTTTGAACTTTAACATTATAAGGTATAATTTCACCAGCATAAATAGTTTCAGAAGCATATGGTGCAGGAGCAACTAAATCTACATCTGCTGTAATTTTTAAACCAGCTAAAAATGATTCAGTATCAATTGGAGTACCAGAAGGACCAATTAATTTACCATCATTAGAGGTTGAAAATCCACCAATTACTAATGTAGCAAATTTATCAGTACCAATAGTAAATGGTTCTTGAGCAGTTAAATCAGTTATAGCAATTTCATTAACGCTACCCTTCGATATGTCAAATAATGAATTTCCTTCGTCATTATATTTTTCGGCATAAAATGCATCATATAATGAACGTTGTTCGAACTCTGTTCTATTAGGATTGGTAGCAGCATTACCATATGCACCATCAGGTGATGTATGTTGACCATCAACTAATCTAACACTTGCTTTAGGGTTAATAAAGAATAACTTACCAATTGGTAAATTTAATGCTTGTACTGATACAATATCATTTGCTAACAATTTAGCAAATACCCTACGAATTACAGGAAATGCAACAGTCTCAAATTGTCCATTTGATGATGCATCTGTGGTTTCATTTATCATATAAGACAACTGATTTTCAAATAATTGAGCACAATTTTCTTTAATGACGCCATCCAAACCTTCTAGTAATCCGATTTTTTCCCATCTATTTGTTGTAATTTCTCTTTGTTCACGAAGTTGTTTTAATCCAATGTTACCAACTTCGCCACTTTCCATTAAAAATCCCATGTTTTTTAAAATTTTAATATTTTCTAATTATTTTTTTCCGTAATTAATTAATTTTTTCATTTTATGAATATATTCGTTGTTTTCATATGCAGTTTTTTCAATAACCTCATCTAATTTTTGTTTAGAAGATGGATGTATTGAATTGACTACCTTGTTTTCAACATTTTCAGATATAGTATTACGATTTTCTTTCATTTCAGAAAGTAATTCGTTATACTTATCTTGAGATTCAGAAATGGTGTTAATATTCTTAAATTCATTAATAATTTTAATCTTATCATCATAAGTTAATGCTAAATTTTCATTAACTAATAAATTATTAACATGAGCAAGATTAGTATTGAAAACAGCCATTTCTTTTAGTTGGTTACGATATTTTTCAAGTGCTGATTTATATTGTTCAATTAAATCAACAACATATTGATGACGCTTATTAATATCATTTAATTTTTTTGTTAATTTCTTATTTTCATTAATTAATGAGTTGATTTTAATTTTTGATTCTCTCATTTCATAACGCATACGATTAACGTTTCCTTGACTTTGATATTCTTTACCGGGAAGATTTGCAGTTGTGGCTCTTTTATTGGGGAATGACATACCAAGTGTTTCATCCATGTCCATAACTTTATCAATATCTTCATCTGTAATTTGAATATCTTCATTATTTAAATCAAAATTTTCACTAAAATCATTAACATCATTCATATCATCATCAGAAATTTCTGATTCTTTATCATCTTGTTCATCATCGATGTTTGATTTAAAAAACTCATCAATTTCTTCATCAGAAATATCGAAATTATCATCGTCATCTTCTTCAATATCCGGATCAAAATCTTCACCAAGTTTTTTCATTGAATTGATTTCTTTTTCAATGTCATCTAAGGTAATTAATTCATCATCGTCACCAACACTTTCAACCGTACTACCAACACTAGAAACATCTAATTCTGTTATGTTAAACTCTTCTTGAGTTTCTTCATTATTATTTTTATTTTGAGTCATTGTTGTTGTATTAAGTGATTTATCTTTGTTATCAACAACATTTTCTTTTAATTCATCAACCTTATTGGTTTCTTTTTTTTGTTTTTCCATAACAGAATCATTATTAGTATTATCGTTATTATTCATATCATCATTGTTATCTTTAACAATATTTGATTGTTCTTTTATTTTTTTATTATTATTTAATTGTTCTTTTAATAATTGATTAAATTTTTCTGAATATTCTTCTGCCAATTTTTTTTGTGCTGCAATAATTGCTGCTTCTTTAATAGCATTATAATCATTTAATGCTTCTTTTATGATTGATTTATCTTTTTCCATATTGTATTAAATCCTATTATAATTCTATAATTTTAATATAAATACATTGTAATTTAAAAAAGTGTTATTTTAAATAAATAAATATTAATGTATTATGATTTTATAATATAAATTTATTTATTGCATTTATAATTTTTTTATCGTTTTCATTAATAGATTTTCCTTTTATTATATTGTTTTCATTAAATTTAAATTTGTTATCAGGCATTAAATAAGCACCCGGTGTACTAGGAGTAGCAACCAAATCAAATCCTATTAATTCAAAATCTTTTTGTACTATATTTTCACCATTAATTTCTTTTAATGTACCAACACCACGACTAGAAATACCTATTTTTATATTATTTTGTAGATATAATAATATTTTATCACCAATTACTGAAACAACACCGAATTTTAGAAATCCGGGGGATATTATTAATTTTAATTGACCATATAATACGTTTTTTTCATTACCATTACCCCACCACATTTTAGTTATCATATGAGATATGTTGTGTAGTGAAATTACTGAAGAATCAGGATGGTCTGCTTCTGCAATGGCAGAATTATTTTTTATTAATTCATTATATGCTTCAACTTGTGGTATTAGAACTTCAGGTGGATATATTCTACCGTTTTTATTTTTCACACCCCATTTTTGTAAAACACAATTTATTAATATAGGTTCGTAAACATTGGTTTTATAGTTTTCAAATAATACGTTTTTATTAATGTCTTGACTAATATAGCCAGCATCGTTTTCGATTAAAATACCAAAACCAATTTCACCAGCTTCTAAAATTTTACTCATATTAATTTAATTATATTAGTTGTAAAAATTTATAATTATTTAATTTTTTATGTTATTATAAATAGATTTATTAATAATATCTAACGTATTATTAATAAAAAAATATGTTTCGTATTTAATTAATAATATTTTTAATGTATTATTAATTTCATTTATTTTTTGTCTTTTTTTTGACATATTATAAATATTAATTGATTAATTGATTTAATTTCATATCTATTTTTTCTAATAATTTAATAATATTTTTACTTTCTTTAATTTCAACTTTATCGTATAAATCTAATAATGTTGCAACACCATTTAATATCAATAATATATCTTTTTCATTTTCCATCAATTGTCTATTTCTTTCTTCTTCTTTTTTTAGCATATCAATTCTTATTTTTTCTAATGTTTCTGAATGGTTTTTTCTGATATTATCAATTTTTGCAATATATTGTTGTTGTAATAATTTTATTTCATTATTTTTGTTTTTTATTTGTTTCATCCATTTAATCAGTATGAATATTGTTAATATCATGAAAATAACCCATAAATAAAAAAATATAATATTAAATATTGCGATATTCATAAATAATAACATTTATATATACTATAAATAGTTTCATTTTATTAATAATTATATGTGTTTAAATAATTTTAGTAATTGAGTATTTATAAAAAAAAAATATTAGATAATATGGCACTATACGGTAATGTCAATTTGATTGACCCCAATAATATTAATAATAAATATAATCATATAAACGGTATTCCACAATATCAAGACATGTATATTTTTGTTGAATTATTAGCATATGGACAGCAAAGAACAGTACTTGTAAAATCTAGCAGTAATGTTGGTTATGATTATTATTCTGAAAAAACCAGAACAATTAGCTTATTAGGTTATACTGATAATGCTTCAAATAAATATGATGGTTATTATACAACAAATTATTATTATGGAAGTGAATCAAATGATACTGTTTATAATGGATTTGGAATTACCGATATTAATATTAAAATAAACGCATCACAAATACCACAAATTAAAATACGTTTTGTTGATATTAGAGGTGTTTCATTTTTTAACGATAAAAATTCACCATATAGAATAATATTTGATTTTCCACCACCTATATTTAAATTAACAATAAAAGGTTATTATGGAAAATCCATAACATATTTATTACATTTAACTAATTATAAATCATCATTTGATAGTAAAAGTGGTAATTTTAATATTGATGCCGATTTTGTTGCTGTTACTTTTGCTCCATTAAGTGATGTATTATTTAGATATGTGGTTAATTTTGCATTGTTAAATAAAAATCAACAATCAAATAGTGATAGTAATATTGAACCAAAAAATACAGATGATTTAATAATAAAATTAAAAAATGTGTATAATGGAATTTCTAAATTAAAAAATAACGATGATACATATAAAAATTACGATTCAATAAATAAATCACTTAATAATATTTCAGAAATTTTTAAATTTTTAAATGGCTGTTATTTTAATGAAAATTTAAAAAAATTTGGTAATGTTTATAAAATTATTAGAATGTATAAACAAAATTTTTTTGAGAAAAATTCTGTTACATTACAAAATGATAATACTAATAATAATATCATTTTTTTAAATTTTAATTTTGTTGATTATGGTAAAATTCCAGATTTTAATTATAATAATGATTATGATTTTATAATAAAAAAAATTAACGATATTAATGAATATAATCAATATATTGAAAACAATTCAATTCAACAATTATGTATTGTTTTAATTGATAATAACGATTCAAATATTAATAATGGGATTAAAAATTTTATTGCTGATATAAATAGATTTCCATCTTGTAATATTGATAATAATGATATAGTAAGATTTAAAGGAGATATTAATTTAGATAATGATAATATTATTTCAACAAATTATGTTGGTATTAATATAACAAAATTGTATAAAAAATTATATAATGAATATAATAATAATATTAATAATCAAAAAAAAGCAATTGATAATATTTCAAAAAAAATTAATGATATATATTCTCGTGAATTAGGAATGAAACCGACAATATATAATATATTTAAAATAATTTTAGATGATGTTGATAATTTTTTTGATATATTAAGAGAAACATCAATTGATGCAGAACAAAGTCATAATTCATTTGATAAACCAGATAGTTCTATTGTTAAATTTAGTGGTGATGGTACTAATTCCAATACCAATTCAAGAATATATGCATTTCCATTAATTATTGATAATCAACAAAGAGTTGCACCAACCAAATTGTATCAAAAGGGAATTAAATTTCCAGAAATAGATTTAATTCTTAATTTTATAGAAACGTTTCAATATCAAAATAAACTTAAAAAAGAATTAACAATGAAAAATATTGTTAATGATGATAATGTTAATATTTGGATACCAATATGTCCATTTGATACGCTTCAATATTGTTCTTCAAAAAGTCCATATTATGATGTTAATAGTATTGATAAAATATATGAGATAATTTTGCTTAGATATTATTTAATCACTCAATTTATATATTATAATTATTTTAAAGATGGTAAACCAAATGGTATTGTAGATAGATTTTTAGAATATTTTCCAGCAGCTGATGCTTTAAATTTAGCAAATGCAATAACTAATGAAAAATTGGCAGGAAAATTAAAAAACGATGCTGTATTATATAAAGATGATATTAATAAATTTTTTTCTTATATAAAGAATTTAAAAATTAGTTCAGAAATAATTAAAAGTATTGATATAAATAATTATAATATTAATAATAACAGTAACGATATTAATAAATTTTATAATATTATTTTTAATTATTATAATAATAGAAATAATAGTAATATAAGAGCATGGGATGTTATTTATGAAGTTGATGAACAAGATATAGAATCTTTAAATCTAGATAATATATTTAAAAAATTATATGAAAATGTTAATAATTCATGGTATGAATTTTGGAAAAAAAGAGTTGATTTATTATTTGATTTAAAATACACCAAAAATAATATATTTTATATTAGTGATTTGAATGATGATAATGAATATAAGAGTAGATTTATTAATATTACTAGATATAAAAGTAGTTTAGATGGTTTTGAAAAAATTTCACTTTCAAGTGGTACTGATGTTAGAATATCTTATATATTTGATGTGGAAGAAGAAAAACTTCCAAATACATTAATGAAAGCGTTATCTAATGGTAACTTAAGTTTTGGTGTTGTTGATAAATATGCTAATACATACAAAAATACATTTATGTTAACAGATGAAATAAAAGAATATATTAATGATAATAATAATGATAATTTTATTAAAGCATTATTATTAGTATCTTTATTTGGTAATATTGTTAGTCCATTTAATAAATATTCAAATAATCTTAATTCGACGATATTTAAATTACCGTCAATTATTCAAATGCCTAGAACTGTAATTTTATATATGGGTGCATTAATATATGCAAAGTTTAATAATAAATTAGATGATATAATTATAATGATAAGTAAAACAAATTTAAATAGTAGGGGTGTTTTTATTTTAGCCGACTATAAAGATGTTAATAATTATTTATCGGAATCTGATAAAGATTATATATTTGAGCAATTTGAAATTTATTATAAAAGTGAATTTGAAGATAATTTAAAAGAATTGAAAATTTATATTAATGATTTAAATTATAATAAAGATAATAAGAATTATAATTATTATGATAGTGATAGTTTTAAAAAAATTAAAGAAGTTTTAACAAAAAAAGTGTATTTAGTTAATAATTATTCAATGGTAATTGGTAACGATACAAATTATAATTTTATACCAATAATCGATAAAATAAAAAATAACGATGATGTAACCACTAAATATTTTAATAATTTTTTTAAAACATTGTATAATGAAATTAACAATATTGTNAAAAAAATAGAAAATGACAGTTTTGAAGAACAAAAAATTAAAAGCGATTTAGATGTTATAAATCAAACGTATTATTCATTTAAAAACATTAATGATAAGTGGTTAACAACAGGAATAAGCACACAGGGATATCCATTTAATTCTAATGGAAAACGTTTAATTGATATGTTTGCTTTTGTTGATAGAGCGATGAATCCTGTTGATGATACAATTATTAATTGTGAATGTTTAATAGATATGTTGGATAGTCCCAATATTAGTGTATATTCGGTATTATCACAATTATTATCATCAAATGGATTTGAATTTTTTCCAATTCAAAATTTTTTAAGTTTTAAAAATGATGAATGGGAAAATTCTTTTAAAATTTACACAAATCCGATTGATTTAAATATTAATACATTTTTTGTGTGTATGTATATTGGTGGTTATTCAAGACATGTTTCAATACCAACAAATAATTTTGAGCCTGATGGAATCATAGATTTTGAAAAAGATATTACTGATGATTATAAAAGGAATGACACTAAATATGGTGAATATACTGCAAATACAAATTTTCCATATCAAAACGTATATGCATTTAAGGTAGGATTTGGTGAACAAAATCAATCTATGTTTATTGATATTGATATTGATAGTCGTGAATATAAAGATACTAATGAATCGATTCAAATATTATCTAGATTAGCGGGTGATAATAAAAATAATGCGCCAATACCAAAAGGACAAAATTTATATAATTTATATGAAAATAGGTCATATAAAGCGACAATTACTGCATTGGGTAATGCAATGATACAACCAACTCAATATTTTCAACTTGAAAACGTTCCATTATTTAATGGTGCTTATATAATTTTAGATGTTGAACATAATATAACACCAAATAAAATGATTACAAAATTTAGTGGTACTAAAATATTAAAATATCCCATACCAAGAGTTTTAGACCCAATTGCATTTACAAGTATTGATGATTCTCTTTCGAAAACATCTTCAGGTGAATTTACTGTGAAAATTTCAAATATTGAAAATATGTTAAAACTTAAATCAATGTATTATTTAAAAATAAGATAAATATTAAATAATATGGGAAATAAATATGAATTAACACAAGAAGCAAAAAAATTTATTACTAATGTTTGTAGTANTTATAAAAATGATAATGAATGTTTAAGTGGTAAAATGAAATATGAATTACCATATAGTAATACTGGAAATAATTATATATGGACATCAAATGTAAAATATAATAATGTTGAAATTAAAAATAATAAAGACTTAGCAAAAGCCATTATTGATTGGTATAATTATTATGCTAAAATATTTGAAATTGATGCAAATATATTAGCAGCACAGGCATATATTGAATCGGCATATAAGTTATGGGTATATGCCGAAACATCTACGGCATCAGGTATTAATCAATTTACAATACCCACAATAATTGATGTAATTATAAAAAATAAAATTAATGAAAACGATAATAATAAAAAATTTACAGAAAATGAAATAAATAAAATTACTAAGTATATTACATCTGATTTAACGAATACGAATACGTATAAATCTCCAAATAATAGAATTAAATTACATCAAAATGTGATTGATAATCCTGATATAATGATTAAAGCACAATTTACATTAATAGAATATCATGGAAGAAATTGTGATTATTTAGCGAGTAGTTGTTTATTTGGATATTGTCTTGGACATAAATTTGCAAAAAAAACATTACAAGCATCATATAATGAAGCGAAAAATGACCCTATGATGTATAAATATTTACCAGTTGCTATAAAATATGTTAATGATATATTTAACCTACTATTAAATAATTTTGGGTATAAAGATATTATTAATCCAACTGATTTTATTGATGAATATTCTATTGGTTTATCTTAACATTTAATGAGTATATAAATTATTTTTTAATGTGTAGAGATTAATTATGTTGTCATCAACAGTATTAATGTCAAATTTCATTTCTATTATTTTTTGTTTGGCAATATTAATATTTTCATTGATTGCTTCATTATTTAAACTGTTTAATATATTTAATGTTTCATTTTTATATTCTTCTAGTATATTTTGTTTTTCTAACGCATCTGCATAAACCAATTTCTTTATTAAACTAATATCATTTTCGTTTAAATTATTATATCTTTCATTAAATTTTGTAATTGCTATATTAATAATATCATCATTAATTTCATAATTTTCAATAATATTTGAATTACTGTTTAACGTTTTTGGTGTTTTTATATGATTTAACACGCATGTAAATGATTCGTGAATTGCATCAACATCAATATCATCTGGATTTTTTAAAGATTCGATGATTAATGTATTAATTGCATTAAATAAAATAATTTGTGGGTCGTTTGGTATCGGTTGATTTTCAGAAATAATAAAATTTAATTTATTGTGTTCGTTTAGAACTTCATCAATTGTATAAATTTCAAATTTTTTTATATTATTATCAATATATCTAGTTGCAGCAATATCATTGGATATATATTTATCATTAAGGTTATTATATACATTAAACTCTAATTGTAATATTGGGGAATTTTTTAAAATATCAAAAAAATTATTAACTATTTTTTTCGATTCATTTAAAAAATTATCATTAAAATATGAATTTTTTATTTTATTTTTTATAATTAAATTAGCAATTCCAATATTAATATTATTCATAAGTATTTAAATGTTTTAATAATAAATACTGTTATTATTGTCAAATGTTTTATTATATCTGAAATAATTTAATCAATATCAATGTTTTCAATTAAATTAATATCAAAATCATCAATATTATTATTGGTTTCATTATTGTTAGTATTTATTGATTCGTTTTTCTTTAATAATTCATCAATTTCATTAACCATTTCATTAACATTTTGATTTAATATGTTATTTTTTTTATTATTTTCATTAATTATATTTTTATCTTTTTTTGTTTTATTCGTATTTGTATTTAATATCATTTTTTCAACATAATTAACATAATTATTCAATGATAAATCATTATTTTGTTCACTTAGTGTTGTATTAATGTTTTGATTTGCTTGTGGTTTTGTTTCATTTTCACCACTTTCAATATTGTTATTTCCAAGAGCAGTATTTTGATTATTATTGTTATTTGTTTGTTGCGCTTGTGGTATGTTTGTTGATTGAGGATATGTAATAGGATAACCTTCAAATGGTTCACCATATTTATTATCGATATCATTAAATAATCCAGATTTTTTTATTACAGCAGGAGCGTCTTGTAATTCTTGCATTACAACTATTTCCATTTTTTGTTGCTTTAAATCATCAACAATTTCTTTATCAGACATATTAAATAATAATCGTTTTGCTGATGTATGTGACATTGCAGCAATACCATTATCTTTTGCCGTCAATTCTCTATATACTCTAGTTTTTGCTTCATATAATTCAATTTTGAGCGATTCTAATTGTGTACTTGGATTAGTAAGTGTTAAATTAAAATTATATAAATCTTCGCCTGTATAACCCAATAAAAACAAATGTGTGATTGCCATTTTATTGAGTTCTTGTATCATTGTTTGCTGTACACGATTTATTTTTTTTGCAAAACGAATATCATATTGTGCCATATTTTTTCCAGCACCAGAAGCATCTTGAAAAGATAAAAACGGTTTTGGTATTCCTAATCCTGTAAATAAATTATCACGTAAATATTCAATATCGTGTATGGCATCTAAATTTTGCGCACCCGGAAGCGTCTCAATACCAGTTTGAGTATTTGCATTCCTTACGGGTATGAAATAGTCTTCATCATTTTCTAATATATTAAAGCGATAATCAATTTGTCCATCATTTGGTCTTACTTGTGAAACTCTTTTAAATTTAGTTGCTACCTTATAAATATAATCATCAATATCGTCTTCGTCTATGTTACCAACATCTATTTTAAATACCTTTTTTTCACCTGCTCTAATAATACGATACGTTAACATTGCATCTTCAGACATTACTAATTGACGAAAAACTCTTCTTACCTTATTTAAAATTGATGAACCGTATGGTAAATATTTATCATCGCCTAGTAATCTAAAATGTGCAATTTCGAAAATATTAAATTCATCACCAGTCATTCTTTCTTTAAATTTAACAATTGGTTTACCATCAACAATTCTTTCAAATCTTTCAATTTCATAATTAACCATTTGTTTAACATGTGTAATTCCCTTTTTTTTCTCACCATATAACAATACAAAATTATCACCATATTTTACAGTGTTTCTAGTCCAAAATGGTAAATTCGTATTGATATTAATAATATTATAGAAAAAATCTTCTAATAATGATTTTATTCTTTCTTTATTCGAATATATATTTAACATTTTACCATTTTCACCAATTGTTGTTGCTTCTTCCATATATAAATCTAATGCACTGGATATAATAGGATAATATTCCATGCCTTCATAATCAATATATGCTGGAAGTCTTGCTGCTTCATATTGTAACGCTTTTTGATATCCTCTATCTGTTGTTCTATAAAATTTATTTTGTAGTTCTTTTTTCTGTTGCAGTTCCAATCCCTTTTTATATATTTCTTCAGGTGAATTACCTTTTAAAATTATTTTAACTTTTTCATTGGATTGTGATGATTTTAATTCAGTATTTATATCACTAAATGTACCGTTTGATAAATTAAAAAATTGATTTAAACTTTGATAAATTGTTTTTATTTTATTATTATCATTCATAATTATAAGATTTTATATTTTTTTATAAATACTTTTAAATAATTAAAAATCTAATTTATAAAAATAATTATTTTAATTTTTTAAATAACCATGAATTAACAATATATGGATTTATTGAACTAATATCACTTGTTGATATCATTGGTTTGTATTGATTATTTGATTTTAATGAATTATTATTAATATCATTGGTTGTGATGATTGCGTTTAATAATATTTCGTCAATTTTTTTATCTTTTTTATATTTAATCATATCATAGTTCAATGTATATAATCCAATAGCAAGTGCCATGACACTATCATCATGAAAACTTCTTTTATGGTCAGCAACACGATTACCAGCAACAGTAACAAATGTTTTTAATTCATTTAATAATCTTACAGAACGAATTGTGACTTCACCTAAATGTATTGCTCGTTGTAATTCTAATAACACTGATGGTCTATTATTACCTATGAAAAATCCGGGTATTAAATCAACTGTTATTATTGAATTATCAGGTAATTTTTTTTCTCCTTTTCTAATATATCCCAAAAGTCTATCACGACTTGGTTTATGTGTTATTTCAGCATAATGAATATTTTCATATCCGAATTCAAATAATTTTTCTACTGTTTGAATACCAATGCCACCAGTAATATCAACAATACAATATGCATTATTATATCTTTTTCCATATTGATATGCTATTTCAGCAAGTAATTGTGGTGTTATTTTGCCATAATATTCTGCAACTTGTTCACATTTTGTTTTTTTTATGTTAATTTTTTTTGTTTTATTATTACTATTGGTTATTTTTTTATTTTCATAGTATTCAATTATTTTTAATATGTTAATTGCTGAATAATCTTCACCATGTCCTTGTGAAACATCAATACACATTATATAATTTTCATTAATAATGGGATCTTCCCATACCCATAAATTAAAATCTAAGTATTCTTGACGTATTGGTGGTAATATTTCGTGTTCTTCGATTCTTTTTAGATATTCTTCAGCAATAAAATTATCGCCAGAACCTAAAAATGAACATAAAATTTCTTGTGCAATTTTTTTCATATCACCGTTAGCGTTTCTGACTTGTAATTCAAACCACGGAGAACTTGCAACCCAACCATCATTCATTAATTGTATTCTTTTTCTATCATCCCATCCCTCATCAATTAATTTGATTTCGTTTTCTTTATTTTTATTTTTATACCAAACCAAATCTTTATTATATCTAGGGTCATTAAACCACCATAATTCAACTGCTTTAAAATTATTTTCACCAGAACGAGCACCCGTAAATGTTTTATAAAAAACAGCATCTAATCCAGATGGAGTACTTACCATAATTGCTCTTCCACCAGTTTGTAATGTAGGTAATGCCGATGTCCAAAATTTATCCCCTTTTTCAGTCCATGCGGTTTCATCCCAAAACAACAACGTAGGTGTCATACCACGAAGACCCTTACTACTAAATGCACCTAAACGAGAACCATTGTCGTATATTTTTAATTTTTGTGTGTCTTTTAAATTTTTTTCAGTTTGTCTTCCTGTTTTAGGTTTTAACCATTCTGGACATCCCTCAATAAAATCAACAACGTCAGACATTAATTCATCTCGTGCTGTTTCTAATTTATCAGCAACAATAGCAACTTGACGATTTGAATTAAACATAACATACCATGCTATATATGCACATGTTGTTGTGGAAATACCTGCTTGTCTATATTTATTTGCAACAACAAATCTTTCATCAAGAAATGTTTGTATCAATTCCTTTTGCATTGGAAATAGTTTAAAAGGTACAATTTTTCCACCATTACCTTGTGTTTGGTCGAATATTGTTAAATAGGTTTCAATAAAATATATTGGATTTGCTGCACATTTAATAATTTCCTTTTCTTGTTCGTGATAATTTAATTCATTTGCTTTTTTTATTGCACCATCATCAGTTATTATTATCGGTTTAATTTTATTATTTTTCTTTTTTAATTCACATGCAATCTTTCTTAATTTTTCTTTTTCTTTTTCACGTTCAACATCATATGGTATTATTGGATTGTGTTCTAATGATTCATCATCATAATATATTTCCTTTTCATTAATCATAATATATTTTTTTTTTTATAAATACTTATTTCTAAATAAAAAAAAATAGCATGATTATAATAATCATGCCATTTTTGGGACATTATTATATTAATATTTAATTATTCTAAGTTTATTGAAGATATTTCAACAAATTCATTATTTTTTAATATTATTTTTTTTGTTTTTAATAGTTCTTTAATGTTTTTTAGTGACATTCCATAATGAAAAACTAACAATGGTGAATTGTTATTATCATTATTTTCAAACATATTTTCATAATCGTTGAATTCGTTATTATCCTCAATATTATCATTTTCATATGCTAATGCATGAATTGTATAATATCCATGTATATAAGGCCTATCTACTGCTTCATGCAAACAAACAAGGTCAAATTTTTTAGTTTTTAAACTTATTATAGTATCAACATAATCATCTGTTGGTGGTTGCGCATTATCGCAGGCTGGTGATAAATCCCAACACCATCCCTCAACATCAATATTAGATGGGTCTGTTGAAAAAATGAATTCATATATACCTTCATTTTTTGAATTATATCCGATTTTCAAAACATAAATCAATTTTAAATTATTATCATCTGTCATATTTATTTTATATTTTTTTATAAATACTTTAATTTTATGTTATGGATAATATTTATTAATAATTTCTGATTTAATGTATTCTATTGATATGTAATGTGCAAAATATGCAATTTTATACTTCTTTTTATATAATAAACTAAAATATGTGAGAAGTATTAATATTATTGCTAATAATATCCAAATAATAAAATGGATAAAATAAAATGAAATAAAAAATAATAATGCAATGAATATTATAATTTTAATATATTCTAAAATTAAATATCTTGAATATATAACTTTTAATTCATCATTTGCTAAGAATAGTTGATATTCTAAATATTCTTTCCAATCAATATCATCATTAGTAGTTTTATTTAGTTTATCAAAAATCTCTTTTTCTTTATTTTTGCTACCACCGCAATATGTTCTAAATAATTTCATGATTAATTTGTTGTTTTTTCTATATATACGAATAATATAAAATTTTGTTACAAAAAAAATCCGAAGAATTTCTTCGGATTTTGTATTATGTTAATACAACATTAAATTAATATGCATTAAATCCACCCGTTAAATTTGTTTGCTTTAATGGTGATTTTTTTGTGTATTTTAGTTGTTTATTATTCAAATTCACAGCAATATCACCATTTTTGTTATCATCAAAATATGTATCGAGTATTGATATTAATTTCGTTGTGGGTGTATTATTAAATGCTTTAATATACATACCTGTTGTATTTAAATTTGGATTTAATTTGTTACTAAAGATTTCTTTAAAAAAATTTCTAACATCATTATTATTTGTTTTATCTAATTTTTCATATTTTTTCTTTGATGAGAGTATATCAAAAAATTCGTCTAAATTATTATTTTTTATTATATCAATATATTGTTTTTCAATTAATTTATCTAATTGTTTTAATTTTTCAGATTTTACACTTTCATTTATTGATGGTTTTCTAATACCACTCATTTCTTCCAATTTTTTACGAATATATGCTCTTACTTTTTTTTCTGATTCATTAACGGTAACATTAACATCTTTATCACCATTAATATCGATATTAACATTTCCGTTTACACTTTTTGTAGGTTTAACTATACCAATTGTTTGAGAATCTGGCGATATAACATTATTTTTATTAATGTTACCATTATCAACATCACTATCATCAGTTTCTTTTATTTGTGTTGGTTGTGATTCAAATTTTAATGTATCATCAATTTCATGTATTTTATTTGTAATATTAACATTATTACCTCTAGCCATTTGATTCTTTATTGTTGTTAATAAACTATTTGGATTAATTGGTTCTTTACCCGCTTTTACTAATCTATTATTTAATGCTGCAATTTGAATACCTAAATTATTAGCAATTGTTTCTAATTTTTTAACTTCATTACCAATTTCACCACTATGATATGCTTGTTTAATACTTTGTGTGTATTGTCCCATAGCATTTCCTGCTTGTTGCATAGCACCTTTAACCGCTTCAGCACCTTTTATTATTGAACCAGAAACAGCCTGTCCTGCTTGTTTAATAGGTTGAACACCTTGTTTAAAAGCACCTTTTAAACCACCAAATAATTCATTTAAATGAGCAATATTTTCTTCAATATTTTCTTTATTTATACTTTGAACAATTGGTGATAATTTATTTGCATATTCATTATGACCGTAATCATTTTTTAGGACATCTATAATTTTTGGATTTATTATTTTAATAATTAATGCTACTGTTTTAAAATCACCATCATTCAAGCCGTCATTATATGCGTTACCATATCCGCTAATTAAATTAGCCATTTCATCAATGCTACATTCCATTAAAAATTCAGCGTTATATCCCCTTGATTCTGCATAATTAACAAAACTACCACATGTTGAACATTGTTCTTCATTGATATTAATGTTATTTTTAATATCATCGATTTCTTTATCTGGTATAACTTTTAATATTTTATCAGCCATTAATTTTCTATCTTCAATATTAATTTCTGTAAATTTATCTTTAAATGCTGATAAAAATGAATTAACAAATGATTTTACTTGTACTGGAGTTAATTCTGTATTTCTAATTTTATTTGTTAATTTACCGATATTTTTTTCAATTCCTTTAACAACATCAGTTTTATTATCAACATAATCATCATTATCTGTGTCATCGGAAACAGGATTGCTATTAGTTGATTTTTCTATATTATCATCATTATTAGAATTGGTATCAATCGTATCTGTATCTAATGATAATTCTGTTTCAATGCTATCTGTTGATAATTCATCGGTGTTTGTATTTTTTGTTGCAATTTCTTCTGCATCTTTTAATTTTTCTTCGGCTTTATTAATTTCATCATCAACATTACTTTCATTAATAATTTTTTTAAATTTATTTGATTTATTATCATAAATAATATTGGTTGATTCACTAATAGTTGATAGTATCATATTTCTATTTTTTTCTGCTTCAGAAAGAGTTTTATATTGATATTCTTTAATATTAGCAATACCACCAATATACACAAAATCACTAACAGTCGGGTCTTTTTTAAAACCTGCTTTTTTTATGTAGTAATGATGATTTTCTTTAACGATACCATAAGCAATACCATCTGCTGCTCTTTTATAATCAATTAGTGTACCCAAAGTATTATTTTTTGAAGTGTTATTATTTTTATCTACTTTTGCTAATAGTCTCATTCTTTCATAAATTGCTTCTTTCGAAATATTTTTTTTCATATTCATTTATTTAATAATATTGTTATATTTTTTTTTATAAATACTTGTTTTTTTTTAATAATTAATTACATATTATTAAATTTTATGTGAATTTTATTTTCAAAATTTAATGTTTAAATTCATTTAAAGTAAGTTCATTGTTTAAGTATTTTATTTTTAAATTGTATAGTTTTTTTAAATATCCATTATATCTTAATATTTTAAACACCAAATTTTCATTTGAAAATTCGCCTTTTTCTTCTAAACCTATTTGTCTATATTTTTTTATTTTATTTTTTAATCTATTTAATTTAAATAAAAAATTTTTTTGTTTAAAGTTTTTTTCTAAATCATCAATTTCATTCATTAATTCAGATGCTTTTTTTTGTAAAACATACGTGTTGATATTAATTATTTTTTTTATTGGTTTTACAATCCAGTTATCGTAATATATTGAATATATTCCTGATGATATGTGATTTTCATTACTATTTTGTATATATAATTCAACATCAAATCCTTTTATTTTGTTTGATAAATATTCGCTCCATAATTTTTTTTTTACTTTAAATAATTCATCAACAATTTCAATATCATTTGAAATTTGTGTGTAATCTAATACTATATGAATATCCAAATCAGAATTGTTATTGTAATTATAATTCGCTAAACTTCCTGTTAGTATAATATCTGAATATCTAAAATTTTCAATATCACAAAATTCAATGAATCTTTTAGCATTTAATAGCAATGATTTTCTAACATCAAGATATAATTTTTCATTTGATTGCCATATTTTAGAATTTAATTTTGAATGCATTTGAATTGATGATATATCAACATTTTCAGCATTAACAATTTCTTTTAATATTGTTGTTATTCTATTAATATCATTATTTTTCATATATTAAATTAGCATTTTTTATGCTTTATTATTTTTTATTTTTAGTATAAATAGTTGATGTGTAAAAATCAAATAAAATTTTATGTTGATTAATGCTGTATTAATAAAATATTTTTTATTTTGTTTTTATATTGTTTTAGTGCTGCTATATCATTATCGCCCGGTAATATAATCACATTAAATTTCGTATCATTTTTTGATTTAATTATATTATCTAATTCATCATTTGTAATTATTGTATTTTTATCTAAATTATATTCTTTAGATATTATTTCTTTTAATTTATCAAAAGAGTTATTATATTTAAGTATCATATGACCATTATTATCAGTATCAAATCTTCCATTTTTCAACGTAACAAATAAATCTTTTATTAAAGTTTTTGGAATTATAATTGAAAGTGTTGCCGTGTCTAAATTAATTTTATCCATTTCTTTTTTTGCTGCACCTGTTGAAAATGTTTTTGTTATATCATTGGATTTGTCATTATAAATATCAGCAACTTTTGTATATGTATATGATTCAATATCGTATCCACGATTTTTTAATTCTTTCGTTACTTCAATTGCAATTTGATAATATTTTTTTGCGAAAAAATCTCCAGCATCATTCCATCTTAATTTAAATTTTACATTATTAGGTTGTTTTAAAATCATATTTTCAATTTCAGAAATTAAAATTTTTTTAAATTTATCAGGATTATTTAGTAATAAATTTAAAATTCTTGTTTGTTTTAATGATACTGCTGATAAATAAATATAAAATCCACGTCTTGCATAACATATATTTAAACACGAACCAGCACCCGGACACGTTACAACGGTATAAAATTTTTTATTATCTATATCATATACAATGCCTTTTACTGCAGGGATACCGATGTTCATAACAAAAATACCATCTTTTGATGTTTTTTTCATTTTTTCGTTTTGACTTAAAATATTATCTGGTGTTTTTGTAATAAGATTAATAAATGCATTTACATCAATTTCATTATCGTTTATTTTAATGTTATTTTTATGTATATAAACATTATTGTTTTTATTATTTAATGTATTTTTTAATAATTCAACTAATTCTTTTTGAGATAAACATGTTTTATTTACATCGTTAAATGTGTTATTCCAATCAATTTCATTTAAATTTTTAATATTATTGGTTTTATTTATTAATTCATATATTCTATTCATTTGATATTATTTTTAAATAAATACTATATTATTTTTAAATAAATACTATATTATTTTTAATTTTGAATATAGTATTTATATAAAAATAAATAATTAATGAACATAAGTTGTTTAAATGATATTATTACAGAAGATTTAATACTAAATATTGATATTAATAACGTTAAATCATGGGATTTGAATAATAATTATATNGTATCAAGTTTAGTAATTTGGAAAAATGCTATATATGACAACATTAATTTATATGATTTTGGATTAACAGCATTTGATATTGGAAGAACAAATTTAATGTGGAGTGGTATTACAATAACACCTGATGATAAAATATTAAAATTATATAGAATTGGATATAACGATGTGATTAATCCAAGTAATTATGAAACATCTGGTATTACAACTATCACAACATATCCACCAATTAGTGCAACATCGGTAAACGATAATAAGTTTTTTAATTTAAATGGTGGTTATTTAATTGGATTTTTTAAATTACATGGATATAATTATCAATTATTACCAACCAGATATTATAATGGCATTACTATTGAAACTATTTTATATTTACACGAATATAGTAATGGTATTTTTTTAATGCTTGGTGCTCGTGCAGAAGATAAATATAATTCATATTTTAGTGGTGAAACGGTTACAGGATTAAGTCAGAATTATGGAATATATACAAGTGAGGATAATTTATTGAATGCATTATTGCTTGAAAATAAATTAAAAAAATCGTTTAGTGAACCAGAAAATAAATTTGAAGCAATTTACATAGAAAAATCATCGTTAGATAATTTAAAAAATAATCTAATTGCATTTGAAATTACTGGTGATAGGCATATTGAAATAAAATATATTAATGGTGATGGTTTAATTAAGTCAAATAAATCAACAAATATTTTAACTAATAGTGGATTTACTATTATTAGTATTGTATATATACCTGATGAAATTATTGATATTTCGGATACTAATGATTGTATAAAGCAAAGAAATGGTGATTTATATGTATATGTTAATGGCAGATTGTTTTGGAAATTATTTAATTTTCCTGAATTTTATTTTAAATCATTCTATAATGATAGAGAAAAACAAATTGGTGTGCCGTATTCTATCAGTTGGGGTGGTGGTAGTTTTGGTTTAAAACATTCTTGGCATTATGATATACAAAAGTATTTGTTATATTCAAATAATGATATTAATTACATTAATACCAATTTTAATTTAATTAGTAATCCAATTATTAATAATTGTAATAATTCATTAACTGGAAATACTATTGGTTTATCATTTAATGTTGATAATACTACGTTTGTTAACGTTGATACTTGTAATACATCAATTGAAAATCCAATTAATGTTTTTAATATTAAATATATTGGTAATGTTGGTGTAACAAATATCTCTTATTTCATAAAATACAATAATTTGATTTCTGTAATATCAAATAGAGAATATGAAGCGGAGTTAATTATATATAATAATGATTTTTTTATTAATGATGGATTAATTAAAATAATACCATATTCAGATATTTGTGATATTTTAATTACTGATGAGATTATATATAAATATCCTTTAAATAATAAAAAGGATTGGAGTTTAATTAAATGTAAATTTAAAATATCTGATAATATCGGTCAACAATTTATTAATATTGGTTTTTTAATTGAAACAAATGATAAATTAAATTCAATTGGCAATTTATTTGTTGGTAGTTTTAGTTATACTGGACAAGATATTTTAGTTAAAGATAATAGAAAAAATAATTTATTAATAGAACAAAATTTTGATAAACCATTTATTGGGGGAATACAAAAGTTAAGAATATATGAAAAAAGTTTAACATCAACTGAAATATTACATAATGCATATATAGAGTCACAAAAAAATTCAAATATTATTATTAGTAAAGGCGGTAGATTAATATATAAATAATATAACAAATTTACACGAAATATATAATGGATGGAAAAATTATATAATTCAAAATAATGAAATTGAGAATTTAGCAAATAAAAGATTTAATATTTGCAATAATTGTAAATATCTTACTAAAAGAAGATATTGTCAATTATGCGGTTGCTATATGCCTGCTAAAGTTAGAAGTATTAAATCAAAATGCCGTTTGAATTTGTGGTAGTGTTGATATTTCTGACGCTATTAAATATGTGTCTTGTATTATTTTACCACAAAAATTATTAGAATTTAAAAATTTTTTATTTTTTGATTCAATAAAAATTGTGCTATCGTTTAAATAAATTTCAACACATCCACTAATACACGTAATACTATCAATGGCATTATCAGTTGAATATTTAAAATAAGTACTTTGTGGTATGTAAAATAACAATATGTTTTTGTTATTATTAATAATTGTACTACTTTTTATATTGTTATAATCGTTAAAATTATGAAAAATAAACCCACCAATTTTTATGTCGGATGGTATATGTGATAATAAATCGTTTATTTTTTTATTAATGGTTTGATTTAATTTACCTAATATTTTTATTTTTTCATCATACATTTTATGAAAAAAAAATTAGTATTTAACATCTAGTTTTGTTTTACTTTCAATAATATCTTTAACATAACTTTTAATAAATAATATTTTTATTTTAGACGGTGCTTTATCAAATTCATTTAATCGTATTTCATCATCCCCAAATTCTGCTCCTGATAAAATAACATCAATATCTAACCAATCCACATAATCTATCCAAGCATCATATTCTTCAGGATATGAATCTTCTGGTAAACCACTAATTTTTGCAGGTACATATACACCATCTTCACTAATTTCAACTTTATCGCTATAAAATGCTAAAGTAAAAATAATAGGATTTTCATTATCATTATAATTATATTGAATTTTGACCACATATTCAATACTTATCCACGATGCTTCATCATAAAAACTATCATAATTTCCACCAATTTTAATATCATTATCAATAATTTTTATTTTGTTTCTATGTGAAATGGAATCAACAATAAATTGTTTTTGAATTTCAGTATTTAATATTTTTGACCAATTTTCTTTTGATTTATTTTCTTTTTCATTATTTAAGAAATCAAAATCAACAATCTCTTCGTTAATAATTTTTATTATATTTTTTTTTACCATAAACATTTTTTTATAATAAATACTGTTTTTTATAAAAAAAGTATTTATTTTTGTGAATAATATATTTTATTATAGAAAATAATATAAAAATCCCACAACCACATCAAAAAAAAAATTGATGAACGGGTGTACCACATATAATGTTTGATTTGTATAATTATAAACTCCGTTCACATATAAAATAAACGGAGTTTTTTTATAACAAATTTTTTAATTTATCGTATTAATAATGTGATATGATTGCAATGTATAATTTTATGGTATTTGATTATTGATTTTTTTTATATGCCTAAATAATAGAATATCGAGATGTTGGGGAGAGGTCACCCCGCTTGCGTTGGAAGCAAGAGAACTCGCAGGTTCGAATCCTGTCATCTCGACAAATTAAAGTATGATAATTGTAGAGAAATTGGTAAACTCATCAGATTGTGAATCTGAAATTTGCGGGTTCGAATCCCGTCAATTACCCCGAATTAAAATATTATATTTTATGAAAAGTATTAATGAATTACTCAATGATGAATTAAATTAATGCAATTTTATTTATCGTCTCATAGTGTAACGGATAACATAGCAGACTTTGAATCTGAAGATTGAAGGTTCGAATCCTTCTAGGACAACTAAAAATTTACAAACAAATAAATGAGTTTAGCAATATTTGATATTTTAATACGAAAAAAATATTATAATAATTATTTTAATAATTTAAGTATTTATAAAAAAAAATTATATTATTAAATAATATTAAATTATTATGAAATTAGATAGTATTAAATTATTTGACATTTTAAAAAAAATAGACCCATCATTTAAAAATTGTATTAATGAAAATGCTTCATCAGCATTAAATGAACATAGAAAATTAAGTGATATTGCACGTGAAATATATAATGATTGGAAACCAATTAGTCCATATGCAAAGCCATATTTGGATGCAATGTCACAATTAAATTCAATAGATGATAAATATATTTATGATGATGGTAGAACTATTGTTACATATTTTTTATCAAATGCTAGTGGTTGGAAAGGAGAAAATGCCAAAAGAATAAAAAATGAATTAAAAAAAATGTTAGGCTTAAAAGAATCAATTGATAATAGTGATGAATCTAAATATAGTAATTGGTTTAATAATAAGCAAAATGATTTTGATGAATTTTATGTTGATTTATTTAAATTATTTAATAAAGCAGATTTAGTGAATAAAGTTAAATTACAACAAGCATTTCCTGATTATATTTCAATTAATGATATTAATAATAATCAAATTGATATAATAAATAAGTCTAATGATAATAAATCTAAGAAAAATAAAGAAATACAAATAAGTGGAGAAAAAGAATCAAAATTATTATTAGATTTTGCAAATAAACATAATTTGAAGATTAAATTAGTTAAATATAAGCATGGTGCAACTGAGGCTAATATAAAAAGAAAGAGCTTTGATTTAGTTGATTCTAATAATAACTTATTAGTTAATATTGAACCAAAATCATATAATGAAAACAGTATTTATGGTAAAATTAAATGGTTAGTTCATGATTACACATCAAAACCATATAAATCATATTATATTAATTCATTGAAAGAACTTTCAAAAGTTTTGGGTGATTTTACTGTTTTTAATAATACAGGATTTAAAAGATATGATTAATTATTTGATATTGTGATTATTATATATAAATAATATTTTTTTATAAAAAAATTGTGTTATTTTGTAACATTTTGTATATTTGCAACGTATTTATGATTAAATAAAAATAATTTTAAATAAGAAAATTACTTGACATACTAGTTGTTTTAGTTTGTGGCATCTTATTATGGAATGATGCTAAACTATTGTTTTATGTCGGGTAATTACAACATATATTCATTTATATAAAAAAACCCGACAACTAATAATGACGTCGGGTTTTTTGTTCTTTGATATAATTTTATATTTTGTACGTTGGTGAAGTTGATTATCATACCACCTTGTCACGGTGGGGTTCATGGGTTTGAATCCCATACGTACCGCAATAAAATCGCTGCGTTGCATGTGGTTGGAGTAATTAAATCCACAATCCAACACCTAATGGATTTGAATTTATTACGCATTACTTATAATTTATAAAATTTTAACTCGTAAAATTTATTGATTAATACAAAATAATATTATTTATCTAATAATAGAAAATAAATTATGAATAACTATATTATTTATGGTACTGAAACCACACCAGAAATAAAATTTGATTATAATAATAAAATTATTATATTTGAAGGAGTTTCGCTACCCGAATATGGTAATGATTTTTATGACGATGTTGAAAAAAAAATTGTTGAATTTGTTAATTCCAATTCAAACAATATAACAATTATTTTTAATTTAGTTTTTATTAATACATCATCAAATAATAGAATTTATAATATATTAAAATTTTGTATTGATAATGTTAAAAATTTTCGTGTTATTTGGAAATATGAAAAAAATAATGATGTTATTTTAGAACATGGTGAAATATATGAAAAAGCATTAAATTTTAAATTTAAATTTATAGAATATTAATTATGGCAGAAATTTTAGGCACAAATAATACCCCAAAAATAGTTTATGATGACATCAATAATGAATTATGTTTTAGGGGAAATTTATATCCCGAAAACACTAATGAAATATTTCAATCATATTATGATTTTATTGATAAATATGTTGGTGATAATATTTCAATATGTTTTGATATTGATTATATAAATTCAACATCAAGTAAAGAACTACTTATTTTATTTAAATATTTAATATCAAAAAAGAAAATATAAACTTTTAATTGGATGATTTATTATTATGATGACGATATGTTAATGTTATATGATGATTTTAAAAATATATTACAAATCCCAATAAATATTATATATAAAAATATTAATAAATAATATCCCTATAATTCAAATTGGAAGAGTGTCTACCTTACATGTAGAAAGTTGAGAGTTCGATTCTCTCTAGGAGTAAAATAATTTAAAATTGTAGATTTTAAATCAGATAATGAATATATTAAAATTATTATAATTAAATTTAATATACCGATGTAGCTGAATAGGTATAGGCAACTGTCTTAGAAACAGAAATTTGTGAGTTTGAATCTCACCATCGGTACTAAATGGCATAATAATCCAATTGGAAAAAATAATATTTTCAAAAACTATCCTGTGTAGGTTCGAATCCTACTTATGCCACAATAAATATTTGTTATTATCATTGGGGACATAGTGATAAATGGATAACATGATAGTTTTACATTCTATAAATTTGGATTCGAATTCCAATATCTTTACTAAAAATATTAGTATTTATATAAAAATAAAATACTATGAAACATTTAATATTTTCATATTTGATGATGTTATTGGTATTCTTATCGTATGTTGTATCAATAGCAATTATTTATGGAATACAGCGAAGTATTTCAAATAGTTATTATAAATTACCATCAAAATACAATTTTTTATTTGTTTTATTTTGTTGGGGATTTTCATTTCCAGCAATAATTATTGGTGTCGAATTAACTAATAATTTTTTAATGTTTTTAGCGGGTGCAGGTATTGGTTTTGTTGGTGCTGCTGCTGCGTTTAAAGAAAAAATGACAAATAGTGTTCATATGACAGGAGCATATTCTGCTGTTGCATTAAGTCAATTATCAATATTTTATGATTTTCATTTATATTATATTAATGTAATATTTATAGTTGGTGCATTATTAATGGAAATACTATCATATTACAATAAATTAAAAAATAAAATTTGGTGGCAAGAAATACTAGCATTTATTTCAATAATTATAACATATACGATTAAACTATTTTTTTAATAGCATATACGCAAGTGACAGAGTGGTCAATTGTGATGGTCTCCAAAACCATTTGTTAATACACATGTAGGTTCGAATCCTACCTTGCGTACATTAATTTATAATATAAAAAATAATTATTTTTATTATATGTTAATATGTTAATACAACTTAAAATTTTATTGAGTGATTCATACGATATTATTAATATATGATAATTGTAACAATTTAATTTTATTATTGTATATATAATTAAATATATTATGTTGTTCTTTGATATATTGGGGCATTGTGGTTTAGATTAGAATGTGGTGTGATTTGTAAGTAGGTGGTGATAGAATTATCACCTTAATAAGATTCAAAGAAATAAATGTAGACAAATTAATATTAAATTTCAATTCTAAAATTGAAAAAAGGGTTTTATGTGTTAAAAATGATGAATTTGCAATTGTCGTATAGTAAAATGATTATGCTAGTATTCTATTAGGATTTGAGATGCAATTAAGCACTCTAGTTTTTGGGTTAACTATAGAAAGCAAAATTTTTGTTGATTAGAAAAAAATCAAATAAACCTGTAGAAAACAAATTAAACAGTTGTAAGACTTGGGTTCGAATCCCAAATGCTCCTCAAAATTTAAAATATTACTAATTGAATAATTTGTGAATGAGGTGATTAATTTAAGATAATTCAAAGATATAATTAATAGTAGAAATAATTTAATGAAATGCGATAATTATATTAATAATATGAATGATAAAAATATTCAGTAAAAAAAAAGATTTAATCGTTTTAAAAATTGGTTAATGTATAATGATTTTGATAATGTTTTATATCATATAATATTGAAACATGGTGATAATTATCGTGAAAAATGTTATTTAAACGGATTTGAACCACAACCAAATAATGTTTTAAATTTTATTGTTGAATATGTTAAAAATAATTGTAATAAAGTTAATGTACCTGAACTTAATTATGATTGTTCAAATGATATTTGGTTGTTTAGGGAATATTATTTTCAATTAATATACGGTAATGGTAATGATAATATTTTAAAAATTTACAATAAAAAAGATTTGAATTGTTTGATTATCATATAAAAATTATATAATTTTGTATCAAATTTTGGCGAAATGATGGAATTGGAAGACATACTGGACTTAAAATCCAGAGAACAGAAATGTTCGTACGAGTTCGAGTCTCGTTTTCGCCACATTTATTTTATAGTAAAAAATTTAAATTTAAATGCAATAATTTAATAATTATTATATATTTGTTAATATTACTGAAAATAGTAGTAATAAAATTATTGCTGATTCATTAAACAAAGATTATGTAAAAAAATATAATTTTGAAATATTAGAAATATTAGTATTATTACCAGATGATAATAAAAATGAATTTATGATTGAATTTAAAAATAGTAATTGTGATAGAATTTGTAAATTATTGAATAATGCAAAACGAGATTTGATTGAACAAGGAAAATTGGTGTTAAAAAATAACGATGTGTTTGGATATTCATTTATTTTATAAAATTATTTTTAAATTGTGAAATCATTCACTGAAATAGATATATAAAACAAAAGTCTCTCCTTTTTTTGTTGCAACAGCTGCTTCAAATTAAGCACAGGTGTTGATGGGCAATTTTGCAAATACCTTATTATATACCATTGCGGATTTAGAAACAAAAACCAAATTAATTAAATATATGGGAAGTGTATCTTACAAAAATCAACCTGCTATTGATAAAACAAAAGGAAATGTACCGTTGGCAGGAACAAGCCACATTTACAGAGTTAAAAAGAAACTTTAGAATGATAGCATTGAAGACGTATTGAAAGAATTATTTATCGGTAGAACATTGCACGTTTGTTGTGGAATATCATTACTTGGTGATGTGTGATTAGATGTTGATATTAAAAACAATCATGACATTGTTTGTGATGCTTCAAATATGAAAGAATTTGTAAAAGATAATGAATTTGAAACTGTTCTTTCTGACCTACCTTACAATGGTAAGTTTCAATGAAATCACGATTTACTTTCCGAACTTTCAAGGGTAGCAAGTAAAAGGATTATTTTTCAACATTGGTTTATCACTGCAAATTCATCTGGAACATACAAAAAAGTACAAGAGAGGTTTCTTTTGTCTGATGTATTAGTGTGGCAGCCTAAAACTTACTTTGGTAGGGTGCAGGTTATTTCGGTTTTCGGTGCCATTAGCAGTGGTGTATAACGTAAAAGTATTGCTTTAGTGGCATAATTAGTAACTAATTTTTTAAGAAAAACAAAATGGAAAACAAAGATAAATCTTCAAACAAAGGACATTCAGAGCCATTACAGCAATGTAATGCTATTAGCCTTTTTTCTTTCGATGAACATGAACCAGAAATAGGTGCTTATGTTTCATTAGTTTGGGAAGATGGTTCAGATTGTGAATGTACTTATAATGGATTAGATAAGTCTGTTTTACTTTTGCCTACACATTGGTATTACGTCAAACAAAATTGATTATAATATTAAATGGCTTTGCGCAGGTGTGGCTTATACGTAGACTCGTGTGTTTGCAAGCAATGGCACAAAACCCGTGTTGTGCGTATGTGGCGGTTAATTTATGATGAACTTTAATTGGAAACGAGAACAGGAACGAAAAGAAAAAAGAAGCGATGGTAATTAAACAAACACTATTCGAATTTGAACTGGTAACATCTATATTTTTTAGCAATGATGTGATAATTGAAAACATTATGCTACTATACGATATTAAATGCTTTGACCTTGATTGCACTTATTCAATAGGGCAATTTTGAAAAGCATTACCACAACCAAAGCACAAAACAGGTTTGCTCCCAAAGCGACCTGATGTAGTGCAAGCAAGTAGCGACAATTTGCCTTTTGAAAGCAAAACAATGAAAAGCATAATGTTTGACCCGCTTTTTGTAATTGCGGGGGAAACATACAAGAATAATGATAAAGGCAGTAGTATTATTGCTAAAAGATTTGAAGACTACAAAAATTCTAATGAACTGAAAACCCATTACTTCGGAACATTAAAAGAAACTTACAGGCTATTACAAAATAAAGGGATATTGGTTTTTAAATGCCAAGATGTTGTTTCAAGTGGCAAAAAACCATTTTAATCATTGCCTTGTGATAAATATGACTTTGCAGGTTGGATTTTACCCAAAGGACTTGTTTATACTGATTGCTAAAAATAGGATAAACGCCTTTAATGGGAAGAAATGAAAAAAACAATATCATGTATGAAAGCATCACAGCTACTTTTGGGTTTTTCAGAAATCAAAATGCAGATTCCCCAACAAACCATTAATTATATCGCCTGATAGTTTTGGAATACCAGTTTTACGCCCACGTGTTTATATACTGTGTATAAGAAAGGAATTTGCAAAAGGCAAAGAGAGTTTAATAAAGAATTTCAAGGAAGAAATTGAGAAACTTTTTGTTAATACTACTTTCACTATTGACAAAATAATAGACCCTGAAATTGAAGAAAGAATAAGCCCCTATGAGGAAAAGGTTCTGAAAATGTGGGATGATTTTTGCAAGGGAATTGACATAAAAGTGATTGGTTTCCCTATTTGGGTGGAATATTTTAAATTCGATGGGGATTTGAATCAATTTCCACTTTGGAAAGCTAAAATCACTTCAAAAAACATAACCCATTATCAAAGGAATAAAAAATTCATTGACAATTGGCTTAAAAAAATATGACAACCTTGATTGGTGTGTAAAAACACACCGAAAATTGGAGTGGTAAGCTGGAGATAAATATGGAAGTGTTTTTGATTGCTTAATTCAATTTAGACCGTCAGGCGTAAGAATTAAAAAGCCAGATAAGTTCTCAACGTTAGTAGTAATGAACCATCGTCAAATCATTGGAAAACTCAAAATAAAAATATCGGTTGAAGAAGCTAAACTATTGCAATCATTCTCAAAGGAGTACAAACTTGTTGATACACCAAATACTATTTTTAAACAACTTGGTAATTCAGTCAATGTAACTGTAGTCAAAGTAATTTTCAATATACTTTCTAAGTATTATTAATTCTTTATCATAAATAAATGATTGAGGAGTTAAAACAAAACAACAAAATAATAATCAACTATATGGATCAAAATTTTAAAACACAGCATACAACAATGGGTGTAGCCAATGTGGGTTGACATTGGAATTTCGGAGCGGTTTCGCCCGCTCGGGTGTTTTCGTCGGGGGGCGAAAACGTAACACGCTCTCCCACACTTGCCACACTCCCCAGCCGTTATTTAACTAGTTTTTTTTGTTTTTTTTTATTAAAATTTTAATCATCGAACGTTACCAAACAAACCTTAGTATTAAAATCAAAATCCAATGAATTTACGTATAATGTGTTACCAGTTTTTAAATTAACATCATTGGTTTCAAATTTCCATTTAATTTCAGCAATGTTATTATCTGTTTGTTTATTATTTTTTTGATTTATATGATATGTACCTTCAACATTATCAATAGCAATAATAAAATTCTCTATTCCTGATTCATTAAGCCAAAAAATAACACGCCAATTAATAGTTATGTTACTTTTGTTAGTATCGATATTCGAGTCTTTTAAAAATGAATCAGAATTATTGAATGATATTGTTTTAACTTTTTGTTTGAATTTAAAATTATCGTGTTCCATTACATAATTTTCGTTAAGTAATTTTTGTGCTTCTTCTTTTATTATACTATGTATTTTATTCATATTATTAAAAATTTATTATAAATACTCGATAATTATAATTTTATTATTTTTGTTAGAAAAATTATATGAAAATTTGTAACAAATTTAATTTGTAATTTGTATATGAGAATAAAAAAAACTAAATTATAAAGAAAATAAATAGTATGGTATGATAAACAATAAAAATAATATTTTTGTAAACAAATCGTATTGGAAAAACATGTCAGAAGAAGAATTAAATGTATTTGCAAATGAAATATTTGCTTATTATAGAGAACATGGATTTCCATATTATTCTAAAGATAAAAATTTTAGAGACGTTGAATTCAATAAATTAATGAATTATGATTTTATAAATTTATTTGATGGTTTAACAATAAAACAAACAATGCATGGATTAGCATTAGCATGGTCGTATTTTCCACATTCATTTAATGTTAAATGTAATAATTTAATGACACCATATGAAGCCTTTATTAATGACGATGTGTTTATTAAAGTAATTCATAAAAGATTAAAAATTGGAACATATATGTCAGATTCGGGTATTAGAAAAATGCTTAAAATATATACAGGTGTTCAAGGAGTATCAAATTTTAGACCAACAGCAGCAGCATGTATTTATAATAGATATGCACCCAATGGTATTGTATGGGATATGTCTGGCGGTTGGGGTGGTAGATTATTGGGTGCAATTGTATCAAAAGTAAACACATATATTGCAACAGAACCATCAACAAAAACATATAATGGCTTAATTGAATTATCAAATGATTATGGTAAATCAATAAATTCAAAAATTTATTGTGTTGGTAGTGAAGATTTTATTCCAGATAAGAATTCTTTGGATTTGTGTTTTACATCACCACCATATTTTGATACTGAAAAATATAGTGATGAAAACACACAGAGTTATATTAAATATAGTGAATTTAACAATTGGGTTGATGGTTATTTAAGAAAAACAATCATGAATTGTTATCACGGTTTAAAAAATAATAAATATTTGTTAATTAACATTGCTGATGATAATAAAAACAGTAGAAATTTAGAAAATACGACAATTGAGATTGCTAAGGATTGTGGTTTTTATTATTGTGGTAATATATCATTAGCGTTATCAAATATTAATTTGCAAAATAAAATGAATAGTTTTAAATTTGAACCAATATTTATTTTTAAAAAATGAAAACGTTATTAAAATTAGATTGGAATGTTTTGAAGATGTACATTCAAAATAATTTAATTATTGCAAATAAACATCCTGAATATGATTTGTGGATTTTAAATTATTCACCAAAAGTTCAAGCAAAAAAACTTTGGGATGACTACACTATATCATGTCGTGGTTTAATTATTGATTCAGATGGCAATATTTTAGCACGTCCATTTAAAAAATTCAAAAATTACGAAGAACACGATCCATCTGAAATTGATATGACTAAAAAGTTTGAAATTTTTGAAAAAGTTGATGGCTCATTAATAATTTTGTTTTATTATGAATTAAGAATGGAATGGATTTTTGCATCAAGAGGTTCGTTTATTTCAGAACAATGTCTTGAAGCAAAAAAAATGTTTAATATGAACATTTTAAAACATTTGGACACTAAAAACACTTATTTGTTTGAAATTATATATCCTGAAAATAGAATTGTTGTTAATTATGGTGATAAAAGAGATTTAATTTTGTTAGGTATTATTGAAACATCAACAGGAAAAGAAATTGAATATAATACAATGAAAAATGAATATTCAAATTATTTTACTATTGTAAATAAATTAGAAATTGCTAATATAAATAATTTTATAGAATTGAAAAAACTTGAAGAATCTAATAAAGAAGGATTTGTTGTTAGATTTTCTGATGGTTTTAGAGTAAAAGTTAAATTTTCGGAATATGTGAGATTACATGGTATACTAACTAATGTATCAAATGTTGTTGTATGGGAACATTTAATGAATGGGTATGATTTTGATTCAATATATAATAATATACCCGATAAATTTTATAATTGGTTACAAAAAACAATCGCTGAACTTCAAAATAATTATTATGAAATTGAGCGTGAATCATTAAAGGAATTCATAAGAATTTACTATATTAATGAATTAATTGAACGAAAAGAATTTGCATATGAAGCAGTTAAATCTAAATATCGTTCAATTTTGTTTAAATTATACGATAAAAAACAATATGATGATATTATTTGGGTTATGATTAAACCAAAATATAGTAAACCTTTTAAAAACGATGATAACTAAAAAATAAAATAATTAAAATTATTTTGTTTATAAAAAAATATTATATATTTTTTTATTTTTAGTTGTTTTTTTTGTATTTATGTTATATATTAGCAAAATATTACAGTTTTAATATTAATAAATAATTATGAAATTATTCAGAAAATATTATTATAAAAAATTTTATATAAAAGATATAGGAAAGTGATTTTTGTATAAAAAATTGTAATAACAATTTTTTTTTATAAAAAATCCCGATAATGGCAAAATTTCGGGATTTTTTATTTATATGCGTTTGTAACTCAATTTAGGTAGAGTATCACACTTTTAATGTGGGAGTTAAGGGTTCAAGTCCCTTCAAATGCACAATTGGGAGTACGCTAACGTAGGAGAGTTAGACTTGTCTGTAAAATAAGTGCTTATGACTGAATAGATTCGAATCCAATTACTCCCACTTTTAAATTTTTTATTATTTTAGTTTAAATAAAAAAAATTATATATAAAAAATTTGCTTTTCTTATTTATTTTAATATTGCGAAAAAAATAATTCTATTAACAATTTTAATAAAAATATGAATAATAATAAAAGAATGAAAACTAAACCTATTGATGAAAAAACTCTAATTATATGTATACTTGACCGTTCTGGTTCGATGTTAAATATTATTAATGATTGTATTGGTGGTTTTAATACATTTTTAAAAGAACAAAAAAATTAAAAGATGATGCTGTAATAACAATTGTATTATTTGATGACGAATATGAATTACTTTATGATAATCTTGACATCAAAAAAGCAGATAAAGTTACAGGTAATGTTTGGTTTCCAAAAGGTTTAACCGCACTTTACGATGCTATTGATAAAACAATCAATACTGTAAAAACGAACAATAAGAAATTTAATGACAATAAATTAACGAAAGTTCTTTGTGTAATACTTATTGATGGTTTAGAAAATGCAAGTAAAGAATAAAATCTGGAAGATGTTAAAAAACTTATCAAAGAATGCGAAGATGATAATTGGAATTTTATTTATTTAGCAGCAAATCAAGATGCATTTGCTGTTGGTTCATCATTTGGTATTAGTGATGGTAATACCTACACTTTTGCTACGAATTCTATTGATGGTAGATTAATGTTAAATGTTTTAAATAACACAACGATTACATATAGAAATATGAGTATAGATGATGATGATTTTAAAATTAAATCAAGGTCATTAATTAATTTAGACTATGATAGTGATAATAATACAGCAATTTAATTTATTTAATATATTTTTTTATATGTGCATTTTTTGCACTTATTTTTTTTCCAAAACTTTATCAATTAATTAATTACAAAAAAGGAAAAAAATTTTTTATTTTTTTTTTCATGAATTTATATAAATCCTTGTAATTATGAAAGTTTTACAATATATTTGTGAACATAAATAATTATAAAATTTAATTAAAACTTATTAAATCTATGAGTGAAAATATTCGTAAAAGTTATTCTAAATCTGAAGTAGAAAAAGCGACATTAGAGTATTTTAATGGAGATGAATTAGCTACTGATGTTTGGATAAGAAAATATTGTTTAAAAGATGAAAATAATTATTTTGAATTAACACCAGATGATATGCATTGGCGAATCGCTGGCGAATTATCAAGAATTGAAGCAAAATATCCTAATGGCTTATCCAAAGAATTTATTTTTGATACATTAAAAAATTTTAAAAGAATTGTACCACAGGGTTCACCGATGTCAGGAATTGGCAACGATTTACAAGTGGTATCATTATCAAATTGTTTTGTTGTTGGTAATAAGGGTAATGCTGATTCTTATGGCGGTATTTTAAAAATAGACCAAGAACAAATTCAATTAATGAAACGTAGAGGAGGTGTTGGTCATGATTTATCTGGTATTAGACCTGCTGGTAGTCCTGTGAAAAACAGTGCAATTACAAGTACTGGTATTGTTCCTTTTATGGAAAGATATTCAAATAGCACAAAGGAAGTTGCACAAGATGGTAGAAGAGGCGCATTAATGCTTAGTGTTTCAATCAAGCACCCTGATGCTGAAGATTTTATTGATGCTAAATTAGCACAGGGTAAAGTTACCAATGCTAATATTTCGGTAAAAATTACCGACGAGTTTATGTTTGCTGCTCTTAATAATAACAAATTTATTCAACATTATCCAATTGATTCTAAAATTGAAGATGCTAAATTAGTTAAAGAAATTGATGCTAATAAATTATGGAATAAAATTGTATATAATGCATGGAAATCAGCAGAACCGGGAATATTATTTTGGGATAAAATAATAAGTGAAAGTGTTCCAGATTGTTATGCACATGAAGGTTTTGAAACTGTTAGTACCAATCCATGTGGTGAAATACCTTTATGTCCATATGATAGTTGTAGATTATTAGCATTAAATCTTTTTGGATATGTTATTAATCCATTTACGCCAAAAGCATATTTTGATTGGGATTTGTTTAAATCAGATGTCCAAACAGCAATGAGATATATGGATGACATTGTTGATTTGGAAATTGAAAAAATTGATAAAATATTAGAAAAAATTAAATCTGACCCCGAAGATGATTTTATAAAAATATATGAAATTAATTTGTGGGAAAAAATTAAAGAAATGACAATAAAGGGTAGAAGAACTGGATTGGGTGTTACTGGTGAAGGTGATATGTTAGCAGCGTTAAATTTAATATATGGAACTAATGATGCTAATGATTTTTCTGAAGAATTGCATAAAACATTAAAATTACAAGCATATCGTTCATCCGTTATTTTAGCAAAAGAACGTGGTGCATTTCCAGTTTGGAATTATAATTATGAACAAAACAATCCTTTTCTTCTTAGAATAAAAGAAGAAGACCCATCATTGTATGATGATATGATTAAATACGGTCGTAGAAATATTGCGCTATTAACTATAGCACCAACTGGAAGTGTTTCAATATTAACACAAACTACTTCTGGTATTGAACCAGTATTTTTACCCGTATATAAAAGACGTAGAAAAATAAACAATTTGGAAAAAGATATTGTTTCTGATTATGTTGATAGTGAAGGTGTTGCATGGAAAGAATATATAATATTCCATCATCATTTTGAGTCTTGGTTAAAAAATAATAACTATAATGTTGATGTTGTTAAATCAATGAATATTGAGCAAATTAATGAAATTATAAAAAAATCACCATTTTATAAAGCAACATCTAATGATGTTAATTGGATTAAAAAGGTTGAAATGCAAGGAAGAATACAAAAACACGTTGACCATAGTATCTCTGTTACTGTTAATTTACCAAATGATATTGATATCGATACTGTTGCTAAAGTATATGAAACAGCATGGCGTAGTGGATGTAAAGGAATTACAGTATATAGAGATGGTAGTCGTGATGGTGTTCTTATTACCAATAATTCAAATAATGAAATTTTTGGCGACCACAATGCACCTAAAAGACCAAAAAGACTCAAAGGCGAAATACATAGATTTCAAAATAATTTAGAAAAATGGATTGCTGTTGTTGGTCTTAAAGACAATAGACCATATGAGATTTTTACAGGTAAACTTGAAAATGGTTTAAGTAATTTACCGCCTAATGTTAAGGAATGTGAAGTTGTGAAAAAAATTATTGATGTTGTAAATTATGATGAAAATGGTAATTTAATTACTAAAAAAATTAAGAGATATGATATTGAATATGTTGATTCTAATGGTGAAAAACATATTCACACAGGATTAAATCATGCATTTAATCCAGAATATTGGAATTATGCAAAATTTATATCCGCCGTATTAAGGCATGGTATGCCAATTGCTTCTGCTTATGAATTAATATATTCTATGAATTTTAAAGAAGACCACATTAATACATGGAAAAATGGTGTTGTTAGAACAATAAAAAAATATATCAAAGATGGCGTAAAAGGAAAGGGCGTTTGTTTGGTATGTGGTAGTGAAAATTTAGTATACCAAGAAGGATGTTTGATTTGTAAAAGTTGTGGTAGTTCTAAATGTGAATAATTAATAATTATTAATGTTTTAAATAAAAGCAAGAAAATTTCTTGCTTTTATTTTTTTATATTTATTATTTTTTTTTTATTTAATGTAATATTAATATTATATTAACATCAATAATATAATTTATTGGTAATTATAATAAAAATTATATGGAAAATTTATTACTATCATTATTATTGTTTTTTAGTTATAACAGCATTAATGGTATTGTTTATGATAAAAATACTGGTGAGTGCTTAACTGGTGTTAGAATAATTACACCAAACGACACTTTATATACCGATTTTAATGGTCGTTTTTTTCTTGAAAATACTCATGATACCATAAATATTAGTATCGATTTTATTTCATATGAAAAAATTGATACTATATTAATTAATGATAAATCGTTGATTACTAATATTCAATAAAAAAAATATTTTTTTGAAAAAAATTTTGATATTAATGTAACATTTTTCACATTTGTCACGTATTATACAATATATAAATTTATATTTAGTCACAATGAAAATGAGAAAAATATACATATCAACCATTATTCGAAATTTTATTAATATATTCACATTGAGTTTTAATGGGAATATAATAATATCGGGTTTTTATTTTAGTGTGATAATATGATATGTGAATTAAATAAAAATCAAAACCCGATTCGAAAGATTCGGGTTTTTTTATATGTTCTTTTATATTTTGCCGAGATAATTAAATGAAATATTATTTGTTCATTAGATAGAAAATATGAGTTTTATTATAATTCTTGGATTAATTTTTATGTTCATTGACATGCTGAAATGAAGGCTTGGATGGTCGAGTGGTTGAAGGTAACAGTCTGCAAAACTGTTAGACATTTTGTCTCACGTGGGTTCAAATCCCACTCCATGCTCAATAGTAAAATTTTAAGTTGTTTATTATTGAAATTTGTAAAATGATATAATAATATTGGATTTATGAAAAAATCAATATACACAAGTATATAAAATAATGTCTCGTGGCACAGTTTGGTTAGCACACTTCTCTGATAAGGAAGGGGTCGTGAGTTCAAATCTCACCATCACCACAAATGTCTGGTTAGTTAAGTGGTCGAAGACAGCAGACTGTTAATCTGCCGAGAGAAATCCCATCAAAGGTTCGAATCCTTTACCAGACGCAAAATTAATATTACCATATTAAAATTTAATATGCCTGATTAACTCAATTGGTAGAGTGCTACACTTGTAATGTAGATGTTATTGGTTCAAATCCAATATCAGGCTCAAAAAAATCTTGCATATATTAAAAATTTTTTATTATATTTGTCATGCCTTTGTAGTTCAATGGATAGAACATATGACTTCTAATCATAGAATACCAGTTCGAATCTGGTCGAAGGTACAAACTAAAATAATATTATATGCAAGTTGATTGGAATAAAATGACTGCTGATATTTACGATAGCATTACAAAATTGTATAGTGAAATTAAAGCAGATAAATGTAGATTAACTTTACTAAAAATTGAATTAACATCATTAAACAGTAATGAATGTTTTAATGATGTTATTAATCAAATCGATTGTGTTTTAAGCCAATATGATGATATTGATAAAGAAATGAAAAACGTTATTTTATAGCAATAAACCTTTGTAGTTCAAAGGATAGAACATATCACTACGAACGATAAAATGTGGGTTTGATTCCCGCTAAAGGTACTATGCGGATGTGGCATAATGGTAATGTATATGCGTACTATGCAAAATATGATGGTTCGATTTCATTCATCCGCTCACAAATTCAAGTATTTAAAAAAAATTTACTGACATTAAAATTTTGAATTATGAATACAATTAAAACTGAAATTCCAGATGTTATGCTAATTAATCCTAATATTTATGATGGCAATAGGGGTGTTTTTTTTGAAGTATTTAATTATCAAAATTTTAATGATATTTTTGGCGATTTTAATATTGTTCAAATAAATCAATATAAAACTAAATTTGGTGTATTAATAGGATTACACTATCAAAAACCACCATATACACAATCATAATTAATTTGAGTAATTAAAGGACATATTCTTAATATAGTTGTAGATATAATAAAAGATTCCTTAACATTTGGAAAACATATTGCAATTAATTTAAATGATAATGAAAATAATAATATATTATATATTCCTAAAGGTTTTGCTCATGGATTTATTAGTTTGCATATGAATAATATTATAGAATACTATGTTGATAATTATAATTCATCGGAACATGAATGCAGTATTAAATATAATGATAGTACATTAAATATTAATTGAATTTTAAATAAAAAAAAATTTTAAGTAAAAATGATTATAATTTAAAAAAATTTAGCGAACAAACATTCTATTTAAAAGATGAATATTTTTTATTAGTAAACTATTGATATATTATTAAATTTATTGTAACAAATATTTATAATATTCGTATTATATCTAAAAAATACATATATGGAAAATAATAGATCTAAAGTTCAAATTACCGAACTTTTTTGTGCTAAAGCAGGCTTGGGTTTAAATGGATTTAACAGATGCTTTTATGGTACTTTATTTAGAAAAGTTGATAGTGATGATAATACCATTTATTATGGTAAAATTCATGTTAAATATTATAAACATGATGGTTATATTTACGCAAAAGCAAATAATGATATTGAATTAAGAGATAAATTGGATTCGTTAGTTATTATGATTCTCGATAAAAATTTACACGATAGTAATGGTGTGTATTTTAAAAGATATGGCTTTCAATATTATTTAAATTAATAAATATATTTTGAATAACAATTTTATATTATTGAAACGTACCTATCCAATATCTAAATATAATAGATATTGTGATGGATATTTATACATTATAAATAAATTTTCAGATAAAGAATTGAAAATTTATAATATTGATGTTAATAAACTTCAAAAAATAATAAAAAAGGGTGAAAAATATATATATTTGGTTGGAAAGGAAAATGGTGATTTTAAAACATTATGTTTAAGTTTTTATAATTATGAAATTATTAGAAATAATATTTTTAAATATGATGATATTTGAATATATGAAAAAAATGTTGTATTTGATTATTTTTTTATATATTTTTACAAAAAAAAAATAAAAATAACTAAATTTTAAAATTTAACAATATGGATAATAATAGTATTCAAACAAGTGAAAATTTTGAAACATTAACTAACAATGAAACATCTGATTATGAAAAGCATCAACAATTTATCGAATTTTTAAAAAAATCAAAATTAAAATACAATACAAAAAAACATTTCGGTGTGGAGTATAAAAAACATCGTAAACGTAAAAATAAACAAACAAAAATAAGTCGTAGAGCAAATCGTAAATAATAATAATAATAAATATTGTGAAAATTAAACATATTAATTAAATTTATGAAAAAGGATATTAAACTACATAAATTTATTTCCACAATAATTAAAGAATTTTTAAACGATTATGTGAATAATGGTAATGAATTCATAGGATATCATTCAACAAATTCAAAAATTGATAATTTTGATTTTAATAAAATAGAAATAAAACCGAATTCATCAACAAGAATTGATGAAATTTTTTTTAGTAATATACCACAAACATCATGGGGTAAATATATATATATAAAGTAAAAATAATTTCACAGAATTCCGCAATTTTTGATTTAAGCAAAAGTCGTTTTGATAGTTTAGGAATACAGGAAGGATTTGATGCTTTATTACGTGGCAAAAATTCATATGTTTTTATCGCAGGAAACCCATTGGTCACAAAGTGCCGATGGGAGGAATGCGCCAGCTTTCGCATTACTAAAGTTAAACATATTTCTGATTTATGAAATTATTTTGTATATTTGCATTATGAAGTTGACATTGAAAATAAAACTTTTGCCTACTGATGAACAGGCTAACTTGCTTCTCGAAACGATGAGGGAAGCCAATGCTGTTTGCAATGCTATTTCTAATGTGGCTTGGGAAAAGCGTATCTTCAATAATTTTAAGTTGCACCACGAAATATACCACGCATATAAGTCCACGTTTAACCTTAGCAGTCAAGTACTGGTAAGATGTATTGCAAGGGTTGCTGATGCTTATAAACTTGACAAAAAAGTCAAATGTGAATTTAAACCACTTGGAAGCATTGCATATGATAGTAGGATAATGACCTACAAACCTGATAATGTGATTTCTTTGTGGTGTATTGGTGGGAGACAAAAGATTAACTTTGTTTGCCATAATCCTGACTACATTCCTTACATCAAGGGAGAAGCGGATTTGGTTTACAAGAAAAGCAAGTTTTACCTCTTCCAAACTATTGACGTTCCCGAAGAAGATGTGGAAGATGTAGAAGAATTTATCAGAGTGGATATGGGACAGCTCGAAATCGCATCCCTTAGTAACGGTAAGAACTTTAGTTTTAAAAAACTTAACGATTATGGAGAAAAAAGACAAAAAGTAAGGAGTTCGCTTCAAAGCAAAGGTACGAAAGGCTCAAAAAAAGTCCTGAAACGATTGTCTGGCAAAGAACGAACAACAAGTATAATTATAAATCAACTATATGGAAAGCACGATATTGAATATATAGTACCTGATACTTATTATAATGGAAAATCCGCTAAAATTATTAATTTGGGGTTAATAAATAATTATATATAATATTTTTAGCAATATGAGCACAGAACAATTTAAAAATTTTTATAATGAAAATAATTATATGTTATTTAATAATAAGTGTGAATGTTAGCAATTTTTATATGAAAATAGCATCTATAATTCATTACAGGTAGAATCGTGTTTTGATGATATTAGTATTGTTGTTAAAACATATAAAGTTGTTGAGCATAATGGAAATTTATTGTTTGTGGGAGATATGAATCGATGTAAATATTTTATTTAACAAATAAAAAAAATATATTAAATTTTCAACTATGTGTAGTTTTATTAATATTAAAATCAAATAATTAAAACATCAAAAAATGGATAATAACATAGAAAACATTGATTTAAATAATACTTATTGGGATAGAGTTAAAGGATTTGTATCTGAATTAAAAATTGATGCTCGTTGGTTATTAAGAAATAAAGATGATGATAAATCAATTGGGTCTCTTAGAATTGTATCACATCCTGATTTACCCCCGGGGTATTTACGTGCATTTTTTACGTATGTAACATCGATTAGGAAAAAAAATAAAACTGAAAAAATGAAAACTGTTGAAAATTATATGATCGATATTAACGAATTAGAAGTATATTCCATAGCAGATGATATAAAAACAGAAACTGTAAAATATGAAGCACCATTTAAAAAACTAGAAAATATGTTTGGTGTTAAAATTTTTGAAAAATGAATAGTAATATTTTTTTTAAATTTATAAAAAATGGTGAAATTTATGTTGATGAAATAAATTGGTGTGAAATAAAGAATAGTTATACACAAAATTTTATTATTAAACAAATATCTGATGCAATTCGTGACTATAACATTGAATTACCATATCGTAAAATCAGTAAAGAAAACGTATATGATGATTATTTTCAATTAGTTAATTTACAAAAAAATTTAATATGTGATGGAAAATGGGTTAATAAATTTCAATATAAATATCCATTTATTGATAAATATATTGATATATCAAAAGTGGGTAATTTAGCCAGTGATTATTTTCATCAAAAAGAAAGATGGAAATGTGATGTTACTGGATATCTATCACCGCAAAAAACTTGGAATGTTGAAAAATTCAGATTATCCTTGTTTAAAGCACTATTTTCTCTTAATGTTAAAGAAATAAATCCTACTATTTTAAGAAATATAATTTCGCTAAGAAAATATATTGCTGCACAGTTTAGGCCAAGTGTAGCAAAAGCAATTTATGATATGTTTCAAGCAGGAACGGTATTGGATTTTAGTATGGGATGGGGTGATAGAATATTAGGTGCGCATACTAGTAAATATGTAAAAAAATACGTAGGATTTGACCCAAATATTAATTTATTTGATGGTTATAATAATCAAATTAACTATTATAATAAAATTAATACACTTAAAATATATATAATAAAACCCAATTGTGCCGAAGATGATACTATTACATTAAATGATAAGTTTGATTTGGTTTTTACATCACCACCATATTTTGATAAAGAAAAATACAACTAAAGTGAATTACAATCATATATAAAATATAAAGATTTTAATATGTGGATTAATAAATTTTTATGTAAATTTATTGAATTGAGAACCGAAAATTTAAAATTTGGTGGTTATCTTGTTATAAATATTAGTGATATTTACTCAAGAAAAAAATTATATAATATTTGTGATATTATGAATGATTTTATATTATCAACTGGTAATTTTAAATATATTGGTGCAATTGGATTGAGAATGCCTAAAAGACCACAAAGTATTTCATTTAATACTAATGGCATATTTGCTGAACCAATTTGGATTTTGGAAAAAAAATAATAAAATATTAAATATACTATTATGATTATTGGTGTTAGTGGTAAAATAGGTAGTGGCAAAGACACTTTTGGTAATTATTTTATTGATATTATGAAACAAAAATATAATATTAACTATGAAAATAAAAAATTTGCTGATAATTTAAAATTAATAACAACAATTCTTACTGGTGTATCAATTGAAGATACTGCATCTCGTGATGGCAAATTAAAATTGTTACCAGAATGGAATTTAACTGTTGGTGAAATTTTACAAATTTTAGGCACAGATGCCATTAGAAATCATTTACATCCAGATGCTTGGGTATTATCATTATTTTCAACATATAATAGTGATAATTGTAATTGGATAATTACTGATGTCAGATTTAAAAACGAAGCTAATTATATTAAACAAAAAAATGGTATCTTAATTAGACTAATTGGCGACCCTTGTAATTGTAATAAAAATGAACATAGAAATTTAACACACCAATCTGAAATTGATTTAGATGATTATACTATGTTTGATTATGTTTATTATAACAAACCACCTATTAGTAATTTATACGAATACGTTGATGGTTTAATTGAAGAATTGAGACATGAAAATTGGATTAGATATTGATGGCGTCCTTGCTGATTTTATGTTTGCTTGGCATATGTATTATCCCGAAATAAATCCAAGACCCAATACTTGGTTTTTTGATGATAATATTAAAGAAAGATTTGAATTAATGCGATTATATGATACTCTTGATAAATTTTATTTGAGTATTCCACATTCAATTCGTGGTGATGAATTAAATTTTATATCATATTGCTATATTATATCAAGACCAGTTTCTGTTGAAATATCAAAACAATGGCTAAAAAAAAATAAATTTAAAAATTATAATAATACTTTTTGTGTTGGAATTGATAACTCTAAAGTCATTTACGCAAAAAATGCAAATCTTGATGTTTTTGTTGATGATTATTATAAAAATTTTTTACAATTAAATAATGCTGGTATTAAAACTTATTTATTCACACAACCTTGTAATGCTGAATATGTTGTTAATGATTTAAGAATTATTCATTTAAACGAACTTATAAAAATATTGATGTGATAATTTTATATAAATAGTATTTATATGAGCAAATATTATATTATAAATATATCATTTTATTATGAATAGTATTTTAAATGATATTGGTGAAGATATCGAAATAAAAATAAAACCCAATAAAACAAATTTTTATTTAAAATGGATAATAAGAATTGTTATTATATTGATTTCAGTTGCATTTGCATTTGGCCAAATAAATGAAAAATTTTTTAATAAAATTAATAATATAGAAAAAAATCAAAAACAACAAAATGAAATTATTAATGAATTAAATAATGAAATTAAAAAAACCAATAAAAGAATTGATAAAATTTATGATGATGGGTTTTTATTATTTACACAACATCAAGATTATACAATTAAGCAACTTGTGCTAATTTTAGATTATGATAACATAAATAAAAACTTATTAAAAAATATGCTAGAAATCTATTCTGATGAATATAAGAAAAATATGCAAATAAAAATTAATACGATAAAAAATAATCCGATTGATAATCAATAATAAATATGACTAATTTGATAGCTAAAATATATACAAAAAACGAATTTTATTTGTTTTTATTAGATAATCGAATTAATATTAATATTATTAATAAATTTCAAAAACTTCCAGAAATAATTAAAGTTTTTGGTGTTAAATATTCATTATATATTAATGTTATTTTACTCAAAAAAAATAATAATCAATATTCTTTGGAATTGAATTATTATTCTGAAGATAATATTGAATTTTTATTTAATTATAAAATACATGATGATATTGAAAATGCCATTGATAATTTATTATATGAATTAAAAAATATTAATATGTTAAAATAATATGAAAATTTGTGTTATTTCAGATACACATAATCAACATGAAAATTTAATATTACCAGATGCCGATATATTAATACATTGTGAAGATATGAGTTTATTGGGTTCACCACATGAAATTCAACAATTTTTTAATTGGTTTGGTTCGTTAAATCAATATAAATATAAAATTTGTATTGCAGGTAACCATGATTTTTTGCTTGAAAATTATAAACTTATGGCATTATCATATATACCTACCTCGGTATTTTATCTGGAAGATGATTTTGTTACTATTAATGATTTAAAATTTTATTGGACACCCGTACAAAATACTTATAATTGGGCATTTTCGAGAAATACTGATAAATAAAAAATTCATTGGGAAAATATTCCAAATGATACGGGTATTTTAATTACCACACACCACCATTTGGAATTTTGGATTATAATTCAAAAAATAATAAACATTTAGGTGATATTTATTTATATAATGAAATTTTTGAAAGAATTAAACCCAAATTATATTTAACGGGACATATTCATGATGGTTTTGGTTATGTTCGTTATGACAATATTTTATTTGTAAACGCATCATCATTAGATGAAAAATATAAAAATATTAGGAAACCATTTTTAATTGAAATTTCAAATGATTTTTATGATATTATACAATTTTAAAAATAAAAGCATTTTTTATAAAAAAATTCAATATGATAGTTAATATTATTAATGATGAAATATTAAAATTAATTAATGAATATTATAATTATGATTCATATTATGATTCATATTTTACTATTAGAGATAATATAATTAATGATTTTTTTTATAATAATACTCCTGATTTTAAAAAAAATATGCCTTGGAATATTATTAAATTTAATAGATTAAAAAAAATTTGGGAAGATTATATTAGAACTGGTGTTGTTAGAGATGTTAAAGGTTTGGATGATATAAAATCAATAATGATTAATAATGTTATAAAAATTACAATAATAACAGAATTAGCAGGTCATACTTCAAATTCATATGATGATTATTTTAATGAAATTTACGATAATTGGTTTAATAGTAATGTTGGGTGTTTATATAATAAAAATATTGAAGATTTTAATAAATTAATAAATACTTGTCATAATAGTGTTCATCCTTTTATTATTAAATATTTAAGTAATGAGTGTGTTGAATTACCCGAAAAAGATAAACTATATACTATTATATTAGATAAAATTAAAGATAGATTTTTCTATTATTATTGTGATGACCCAAAACATGAAATGGGTGGATATATCTCTGATTATGGATTAATGCCATTACATAAATTGTTAAAGAAATTATTAGAAAACAACACACCAGAAAATGATGTTCTAACAATTGATGCAATGTTAAATGTGATTCATCAACGTTCTGATATTGCTAATTGGTTTATTGAGGGGAGTAGTAGTTCATTGAACTCATTAAGTGATTATACTGATGATGGAAACAGTAAAATTTCTGGTAAATATAATTTAAATAATTACTATAATTAATATTTTTTATTATGGATATAAAAAAACTATACGAATCATTGTTAAATGAATTTTTTTATGACGATAATTCAAACGGCGAATTAATATTATTGGGTAATTGTATTATTTGGAAATATAAAAATATTAATAATACATATGATAACGAGTTTGATTATCTTCTTTCTGATTATATTAATGATGAAGAAGAAGATATAATCGATTTAGGATTAACTATTAAAACCAATGATGAACTTTTGTATGAAAAATACGATGAAATGAAAAATTTAATGGAATTATATATATCACAAATCGATAATATTGAACATTGGTCTTTTTCAAATCCAGACATTATTGATAATTATATTACATTTAAAATTTTTTAAAAATAGTAACCAGTTTTATTTTTTTTCATAATTTATATTTGTGATTAACATATAATGGTTGCGAATATATTTGTTATTGATGAAAAAATTCATAATATAGATTAAATTGTTTATAATTATTTTTTTTATGGATAAAATAAAAATAACAACAATATTCTCAAATTAGATAGTAAAAATTTAAGTCTCGAAAACTGGGAAGTTTATTATCCTAATAAAAAATATATGTTTACTTGTGGTGAAAAAAGAGCATTTTGGTATATAAATAAATCACTAGCATCAATTATTGGAAATAAAAAAATAAAATTAAATTTTATACCAAATGGTTTTGGCTATGACGATAATGAAATTTTTGGTAAATTACCTCGTAAAAATATTTGTGTCGTTTCTGGATTAAATACTAATTTACAAAGACATTATATTGTTCCTTATTGTTATAGAAAATATTTCCCTGATATATATAAATCAAAGAATCATCATGATGTGGTTCTCATTAATCATGATATACATAAAAAAATATGAAAACTATGCCAACAAAATGAAATTAAAAATTGGTTAAATGTATGGTGTAAAATCAATTAAAGAATTGAATAATGAATATATTAAAAAATTACGATGTCATATTAAAGATACCACAAATATTTTAAATTTAATTCAAACGCTTCTTAAAGGTAATAATATGTTATCTAATGAATTAAAATTAAAAAACATAAAATTTATTTCAAATGAATCTAATTTATCTTTTAATTTTATTAGTAATTTATCTTACATTCAACTATTAAAATTGTATTTTATTGTAAAAGATTATCAAAATAATATTATTCTTGAATTTAATAAAAAAAAAATAAACATTTATACAACCATGATTTTCTTGTTGTTAATAAATTAGATTCCAATAAAAAAATCCGAAATTTTATTAAATTATGGAGAACTCATTTTATCGAAACAATGAAACTAAAATTTATGCCTGATAGTTAGTCTATTGATTTTAGATGTAAAAAAATAGTATAAAAATTTCTTGTTTTTTTCATTATTTTCTTTTATTTTTGTTGTTAAATTCAATATAACTATGATAAGCAATAATACTAAATTTGATTTTGATGATTTATTAATCGTTCCATCTGTAATCACAAATATTAATAGTAGATATTCAGATATTTATTTGCCTCATAAATTACCACTTATTACAGCACCAATGGATACTGTTGTTGATTTATCTAATATTGATGATTATATTAATAACAATATTCACGTTTGTTTGCCTAGAACAATTAATTATAATGATTTTAAAAAAATTTATAATCATCGTAAATATACCAACGTTTTTATTTCTTTAGGGTTTCGTGAAATTGAAAATGAATTACACTTACACAACTTCCAATCATTTCACAATAATGCTCATATTTTAATTGATGTCGCAAATGGTCATATGTCAAAAATTATTGAATACGCAAAAAAAATCAAACAATTAAGACCTGATATCATTATTATGGTTGGAAATATTGCCAATCCAGAAACTTATTTATATTATGCTAATTCACAATGTGTTGATTATATTCGTATTGGTATTGGTAATGGCGGTGGATGTTTAACAACTAAACATTCTGGCGTTGGTTATCCAATGGCATCTTTGATTAATGAAACCTATCAAATAAAAAAACAATTTGTTAAAGATAATCTTAATATAAAAGCACCCTTTATTGTTGCTGATGGCGGTATGAAAAACTATTCCGATATTATTAAAGCATTAGCATTGGGTGCTGATTTTGTTATGATTGGTTCAATTTTTAATAAAACCATTGAAAGTTGTGCTGATAATTATTTTTGGGGATTTAAAGTTAATAAACGTCTTGCTAAATTTCTTTTTAGTTTTGGATTTCCTATTGTTAAATATTTTCGTGGAATGAGTACTAAAGATGCACAAAAAGCAATGGGTAGCGTTAATTTAAAAACAAGTGAAGGTGTTATTAGATTTAGAAAAGTTGAATATTCTTTATATGGATGGACTGAAAATTTTAAACATTATTTACGCACTTCTATGAGTTATGTTGGTGCTAAATCATTACAATCTTTTATCGAATTTGCTAATTTTATTATTATCACAAACAAATCATATGACAGATTTAATAAATAATATTAACACCTTAGATGATGAAATGTTGTTAAATAAATATTCATATATTTCATCTTTCTTTCATCCTGATGTAAAATTGGAAATTTTAAAAATATTTGATGTTGCTATTAATCATATTAATATTAAATATGCTAATTTTGATTCATATTGAAAGATTATGGCTATTTTAGCCTTAAAATTATATGTGGAAAAATATAACTATTCTATTGATTCTAATATCGAAAATTTTATCGATGACTTTTTTGATTATTATGATAATAATTATCAAAACTATCTTAATGATATCGCTTTCTTTGTTTCCGAATTTGATGGAGATTTAGGTTTTGTAAAATATTTTCTAAATTCTTTAACGTATTCTAATATGGCAAGTACGGCAAATTGACACTAACTGTCATACGAGATAAAAAATAATAATGCCTTGGGCGGGTTTTGTAAAACTCTTAATAATATGAAATTACAATTAGATATAACGAACAAACTTATCAAGATTGATGAAATAGTAAACCTTGGTTAACTTACATATGTGCTTGAAAGGTTGTTACCAGATGGCAAGTGGAAGGAATTTAAACTTGAAACGCAAACGGTTATTAATTGGAGTAACCCAATTGTGATTGAGCCATATAGACCTTACACACCCCCTTGATGGCAACAACCTTGAATTACTTATGACTCAAACGGAACACAACCTAATTATAGTTTAAATTTTGGCGTGTATAATATCGAAATATAATTGTGCGGTGGGGCATTATTATTTTCCCAGCATCCTCACGAAAGCAGAAATGAGCTACACACGTGTACTCGCAAGTTCCTTACGAGGATTTAATGTCTTGTACTGACAGTGCAAATATACAACTTTTAATTTGAACTACCAAGCAAACTCCTGTTTCAATGAAAACACATATATTCAAAAACACAAAACAATTTATTAAATATTTAACCAAAGGCTTCCAGAAAAATATTTATACAGAAGGCTATATTGAATGGGTTATGCAATATTCCTACATGGACGATATAATAAAAAATGCTCGCTGGAATATAGAATTCAATTTATTGTTGAAGGTTGCCTGCAATTCATAGAAGATTGTCCGTGGGACGAGCTTGATGGGTTCTATTGGGCACATATTTTAACGTCAATGCCTAACCTTTCTAAACATTGTAATTGGCAAAAATTAAAGGGCTTTGATGTTGTGACTATTTTGTCCAGACACCCGCAATTACATATACACTGTGATTTGTCAAATCTCGGACAGTTAGAATGGGAGATTTTGCTATCTGAAAGACCTGAATTCGCAAAATTTAAACCCAATGAAAACGGGCGAGTATATGGCAAGTGCCTACGCAGAACTCAATTAAAACACTAAATACTGAAATTATGAAAAGACTTTGGCAAAAAATACGGAAGGTATTTGCTAAATACAATATTAGCTGTAGTGCTTGGGAAAAAAAATTAGTTGGAAAAAACATACATAGTGTTTTTACTTGGTGTAAAGACTGTGGAATGAAAGGATGTAATATTCCTTTTGAAGATGAGTGTGGTAATTGTGGAAGTAAAAACACGGTGAGATACTACGATAAAGAAACGATAGACTTACTGTTTTAGCATTACTGCTAAATACAATTTAACACCAACGCTATTCGATTAATCGTCTTTTAACGTTTATTAACGTTTTATTTTTTTTTTTTAGGTTTTTGTGTCGTAAATTTATAATATGAAAAGTAGAACTTAATATTAACCGAGAACCCGCCATATTGTCTACCTGTTGTTATAGGTATGGCTTCTCACAAAATTAGACAAAATGAGGTTGTACGATTCAGTAATGGTAAACTGCCCACGGTGTGGCAAAGAACACGAATTTCAAAGCAAAAGCGATGATTGCCTTTTGAAAGTATATACACTTGAAAATTGCCCTGATGATGTGATGGCAAATGTAAATAGACATTCACCTTATAAATGTGATTGTAGAACTTTATTTCAAGTTGATATCGCCACACGAAAGGCAGTAGTTGTAGATGAGGCTTCATAGCCTTACCTATAACGGTCGAGTATAACCGAAGGTGGGGATTAAAAAGTGCTGAACCCTGACTTACCTACAAAAGTAAATTAGAAGCACAATAACTGAATGTGGAATATCAGCCCCACTTTCAGTTATACTTTGATAGGTGCTGATGCAACAAAAATTAAATTATTATGTAAAAATAAGTAGAAATAGACTAAAATGCCGTTTTAGATAACGGGGTAGAATTTACACCAGTAGCCACACTTGCTGATGAAAATGGTGGTAGATGTCAAATTAGCATTGATGACCATTGCTACATTTTAAGGTTGAGGCAATCAGATGGAAGATACAAAACAACTGCTTGGATATTCACGGAGACGTTTGAGGTATTGAAAACATTACTTTCGCTTCAACCTTTTTAATAGAACGGTGTAAGTGTGATATTTTGTTGCATTTGCACCTAACGGACGTGTATATGGCAAGGTGGATAAAAAGTGTTGACTTATCGAGCCACAACAAACTAAATTAAAAGCACTAATGTAGCAATTTGGAACGATGCCCCACTTTGCTATATACATTGTTAGGCATCTGTAAAAATTACGAATTATAAGCAAAAAACTTAAAAACTTAAACGAACACAATGCACAAGCAAGTAGTATGCAATGGACAATGAATGATAACTGTTCAAATTTAAATGGCATTGCTTGCCCTAAATGCAGTGAGGAATTATATGATAGCAATCCAATGGTAACACTTACAAGTATACCACCAAAGAAGAATCTGTATTGTAGTAAATGCAATTATGTTGGTTATAGAATAGCGTAGTAATTATTATTGTACCTAACTATTTTATAAAATGTCAGTATATATTAAATATAAAAGAATTAATATAACTTTAAAAGAATCTGAAATTAATACTTTTTTTGATAATTTGATTATTGATGGTTGGAATATTATATACTATAATGAATTTATTATTCCTTATGAATCTTTAAACAATGAAATTACTGAAAATAGTATTAATATGACGATTGTTTTAGGAAAAAAAAGAGAGTTGTTAATTTAGTATGGGAAAAAATTCTGGATTTCTAGTTAAAACAAAAAATGGTAAAATCGGTAGAACTTACCATCGTGATTCTTTAGTTAATAAAAAAACCATTGTTTATATCGAAGAAAATGGTAGAATTATTAAAATGCTTTGTGACCCACATTCTTTAAAAATTGTTGGATTTCTTGATTAATTTTAGTATTTATATATAAAAAAATATTATGCTATCATATTCCAATAATTCTAAAGAAATTGATGATATTATTAATATAATCAATACGGGTAAATTTTATTCAATTACCTTTATTAAACGAAATACTGATGCCGAAATAAGATTCTTAAATGGTCATAAGGCTATTTATAAAAATAGCGAAAATATCAATATGGAAGTACCTGTTATTAGAAAACCTTCTTATGATAGAATTGCTAAAAATTTAATCCTTATTTGGGATAGAAATGCTATCGACCCTAAAACTGGTAATAAAGGTGCTTATCGTTCTGCTGGTCTTGAAAATATTTTATATGTTAAATGCGGTAATATTGTTTTAGATTTTATTGACGAAAACAATATCCTTCAAAGATTCAAAAATATTAATGAAATTAAACTTGCTGAAATTCGTAAAAATATGAATATTAATTATGAATGAAAATAATTTTTATCTTGTTTTAATTAATTATGATGGTAGTATTATTCACGATTGTTTTGCCNCTTCTCATNATGATTTAATTATTAAATATATTAAACCCTGCGATTTAAAAAAAAATCTTTTTTTAAAGGCAAAATTTTCACCTAAATTAAATTCTAGATTGGATAACATCGATAATTATCGATTGATTATTTGCGATAATTATATTCCCATTTGGTTTGATGATAATATCAAAAATATTGCCATCAATAATTTAAAAAATATTATTAATGCTATGATTGTTCCTGGTAAAAAAAAATTAATCCTTAATGAGGGTATTATTCTAACTGGTGATGCTATTATTACTACCGTTAAACATTCTATTGTCTTTAATATGTATGATAATTCTACTATTCACAATTTAGATGATAATTCTGTCGTATTTTATATGTCTGATTATAGTAAAATTACTAACGTTTTTGATAATTGTAAAATCAATCTAATGTCTGATTTTACTACTATAAAAAATTTATACGATTTCTCTACTATTGTTACTATGATTGAACATTCTAAAGTAGATTCTATGAAAAACTATTCCAGAATTAATATTCTTAAAGGCGAAGCAAACGTCACTCACATGTTTGATGATTCTTCTACTAACGCTATGAGACATATTAGTAGAGTTATTGAAATGCATGATAACTCAATTATTGATGAATTATGGGATTGGTCTATTGTTGAAAAAATGTTCGATAATAGTCGTATTAAATATATGAATGAAGAATCTAAAGTACTAGAAATGCATGGTAATTCTATTATCGACTATATGTGCGGTAATGCTATCGTGGAAAATTTATTCGAAAACAGTATCGTTGTTAAACTTGAAGAAAAAGCAAAAATCCTAAAAAATCAATTAAATCAATAATCATTTCTTTTTTTCTATTTTTTTCTTGCTTTTTATTTCTTATTCGTATTATATTCCTGTATCTTTTTTTCTTATATTTATTGTTTAACCTTTAATTTAAATTTATTATGACTGTAGAAGAACTTTATGATAAAATTACAAAAAACACAACACCTGAACATGCTCTTATGAATTTGTTAAAAGTTCATCTTGTTGAGTATAATAAAATGAAATATGACGATAATGATAATGAAATACATCCTATTATTATTATATCAACTGCTTGTCTTGAATTGAATTGGAATATGGTCGTTATTAATACTGACAATGATAATGATGAATTAAATGCTATGATTATAGGAAATGAAAATTTTATAAATACTGTTTTGCAAAATACCAATAGCACTGCTTGTGATCCTAATCGTGATCCTGTTTCTAACAACGAATCCGATTGCATTAATGATTGTAATTGCAATAATTGTGGTTGCTTTTAATTTCTATTAATAGTATTATTTAATTTATTTTTTTTGGTTCTATATTTAAATTATATTCTTTATTCTTTATTGAATTTTCGTTTCTTTATATTTTATTTTTATTTTATTTGATATGTCTTTTTTTTATATAAAAAAAAATATTAAATATTATTTTTAAAAGAAAAATTCGTACTAATTATAAGTTATTTACTTATAATATATCTGATGCTTTATCTGATAACCAAAAAAATTTATTGTATAGTTATAAAAAAAATATTGCTATTAATGGCGTTTCTTTAAATAAAATTAGATTCGTTTTTGAACCGTTTTTTTATTATGATGTTTCTAATAATGTTATTAATCCATATTATCAAGAATTAATCCCAGATAATATTAATTTTCCTATTATACAAATTAATAAACCTGATAATATTATTCGTGTTAATGTTTCTATTTTTGTTACTGATGATAATTTATCTTTATTAAAATATTTAGTTCCTTATACTAAAAAGGGTATTGTTATTTTTGTTGTTGATGTTAACATGAATGATATTTTATATATAATTAATTTAGATGTTATTTCATTATATTAAAATTATAATTTTTTATAAAAATAGTTTTATGTTTTTGAAATTTTTTTGGAAAAATTTTTATAATTCGAGTTTTTTGAANTTNTTTTTTTTTTGGGGAATTTTTTTATTAGTAATTTTACTCATGTAGCACCCCCCCCCTGTAAAAATGGGGGGTGGGATAGGGGGGTGTTAGGGGGGATACGAATATAGGGGGGGGTATTAATATAAAATAATATTAAGTTAATTCCAAATCTGAAATTAACTTAATATTATTAAGATATATATATATTATTATTTACAATAAATATAATATAGAATATATTCTAATTTTAGATTATTTTTATGTTATTCAAAAAATAATGGAGATATTTTTTGATATATAAATATTTTATCTCAATAAAGAAAATTTGTATATTTTTCTATTAATCTTTCAGACAATATTTGGTGGATTGATATTTCAAACCAATCCAAAATATATTTAAAATTTTCTAAAATTTTATTACATAGAATTTGATATGCTAAAATGTAATACCAATATATCATATATTTATACTTTGTTATAAACATTTCTGATAAATTTTTTTGAAGAATTGATATATTTTTCCCCAAAATATAATCTATATAAATTAATATGAGGTAGTTTATTATTAGGCAATGTTATAGTTTTAATAATCAAGCACATATTCTAAAATTTTCATATCTTTTTCTCTACGTTTTTCAGGTGCAGCAATATTTAGATTATTATTGTTAATATATTGATTAATACCATTATATATAAGCCAGTCATTTATTTTTCCATTATAACCAAGCGTAATATTATTAGCTTCGTCATTAATACGGTTCATAATATAGTTTAAGGTATTAAATTTTGAGTTATCAACCATTGTAATATTAGCAAAATTTAAAATTTCAGCAATACGGTTTTCTGGATTGCTAACCCACCTATCATTAAGGAATTCATAATTTTTAGTTATTGAATTTTTTACATCATCAAGATTATTGATAAGGTTCAAAAATAACTTATCGAACTCTTCCAATGTGTGCAAAATTGCCCCCGTATGTTTTCCTTCTAGTAGTAAATTATATTTTTGCATTTCAGGAACAGGTATAGTTAAACCGTTGGAGCATACCAGTCTATAATATCCTGCAATTCCTTTATATTTAGTCAACCCATTGTAGCTGTGTTGGTGGTACCATACAAATTTAATAACATCATTAGTTCCTTTCATAACATAAGCAAAACGAGGGTCATCGATTATATAGTTAGCATAAAATCTACTATAATTAATGTGGTAATATTTTGCAGTAAATTTTATGGCACGATTGTTGAGCACCTGTTCAATTTTAGAAAAAATACTTGAATTAGGTATTAGTTCATAAACAGGTGAACAATAATTCAAATCTATTTCATGATTGTTTATGATACCAGTAACAACTTTAGAATATTCCCTATTAGTTTTTCTAGGATTGTTTCTAAGTTCAACAGGGAATAAAATTTCATTTAATGTGCAAATTTTAGCACCATTTTTACTCATTCTTTCCATAATTTTATTGTTTTGGTTAGACAATTAATTTTAACAACAATTTAATATATGATTTTAAATTAAAAAAGTTACATTTTTTTGAATAATTTTTTATAAATTTTTCAAATAATAATTATTGATTATGTAATATCATATAAAAAGGGGGATAGTTTTATATACCCCCCTTTTGTTTAATAATTATAATATTTCATAAGTTATTTTTTTAATTTTAATTTTTATAACGTTATCAATTAAAATTTCCCTGTGGTGGATTTCATTTCCCTCGAATACACCTTGATTTTTGGGCGTATTATCTGGAAGAAAGGATTTAACTTGATCATATGGTATTAAATTTAAATTATTATCTAAATAATAAGACTTAAAAGTTTGCAGTGCTTTATATGTCAAATAATAAGTTTTTTTTTCATTGTGTTTTGATAGTGCACTACTTATTCTTATACCCTTTCCATTCCATAATGGTTTGGATAAAAAACCACGTTCCTTACCCTCACGCTCTAATTGATTATTCACACTATTTTCATAATTATAACCAATTATACCACCGACGTTAGCTATTTTTATTATAGTACCAAATAAATCCTTACCCATTTTATTGAGTTTGGGTTTGGTAATATATTGTAACGATACAGGTTGTGGATCATACGACCAATTTTTTAACATGTCAATCAACTGTACCTTGGTTATTTTAACAACTGTTTTCATAATTATTGATTTATTAGGTTAAATATCAATTAACTATATTATGTTATACGTTTACTTGTTTCAAAAAGTTTCAAATTATCTTATTTTTTTTTT